TGTCAGAGACGGCCGCGCCGGAGAATGTTCCGATGCAGGGGCTGATCGTGACGGGCACCAGCGGCGATGAGTGGATGCTGGAGCCGGCTTGGAGGTTCCAGGTGCGCGTCCTGGGCGAGGCCTTGCCCGCCGACGGTGGCGATGAAGATCAGGAGGGGTGCGATCCTGCGGCCGGCAAGCTCGACGCGCTCAGCGCGTCTGTCGCGGCGGGCGACCGCCTCGATCCGGCGTCAGAGGAAGAGGAGATTCCCGCCAAGCCCAAGGGACAGTCGCTGAGCTGGTTCCAGTGGCAGCATCTGGTCAGCAGCGCCCTCGGCACCGAAGCGCGCAAGCGGAAGGACTGCCCCCAGCCGCCGGGCATCGATGATCTCAAGCCGGTGGGGCTGCTGCTCGAACTGTACGAGGAGGGGCTCAAGCCGGGCGCGGCCGCGACGGAGTATCTGGATGCGCTTGGCGATGGTGAGTGTACGTCGCTGGCGCCGGCCGAGCGCGGAGCCAGCGGCCTGATTGACTGGAAGGATTGGAGCGACCAACGCCGCAACACCGCGACGCGACTGGGTCCGCAATCCAAGCCGCTGCTTGCCGACCCCCAGGTGAATGACAGCGGCGTGTTTACCGCAGGCGTTCAGAGGTACACGATCGGCGCAGCGGGCAAGGATAACGATCTCGAGATCCGGGTCGCGCAGAGCAAGGTGGACGGACTCTATCGCGCTGCGTCGTCGGTCGACGTGGGATCGCATGGATCCAGCGGCCCCGTCAGTGTCACAGACACGGGGTTTGAAACGTTCCAGTACGCGGTCCGCACTGAGGCGCAAGCCATCCTGCGCGATCTCGAGCGCAACAAAAAGACCGCGCCCGTGCAGGCGCAGAAGAAGCGCTACGCCCAGGCGATCGCGGCAGTGAAGCGGTTCCTGGAAACCAGCCCACACGCTCAGGTGCGCACCGGCGCCAGCCAGCCGGCGCCGGCAGCCCCCGCCGCCAATAGCGAGGGTCGATCGACCGCGGCGGCCGAGACCGGGGCTCGCAAACAGAAGTCCGCTGATCGCGTCCCAAGCGATGTCACCTGCGACCGCTGCAGCAGCACCATTGACGTCAAGCCGATCCAGCAGCGCGTCGCCGGCACCGCCAGCCGCTACGAAGAGAAGGTGGACCACTGGTGCTACGCCTGCCGGCTGTCGCAAAACGGCAGCTACCGCGCGGCCAAGGGGCAGGGGGCCAAGCCCGCTGCGGCCAAGGCGCCGAAGGAGACGTCCGCCAAGCTCCGCGGGGAGAACGGGTACGAGCTGGGGCTGACGCCGATGAAGCTCTTCGCAGCGTACTACCCGGGTGAGCTGCAGGCGTTCAGAAATCAGCCGCTCAAGGTGACAACGATCGAGCTGGACGGCAAGAAGTACATCACGATCGGTGGGGATCCGCTGGCCGTTGCGGACCGCACCGCCACAATCCTACCGCTGTACGCCGAGGATCACTTCGAAGCCAAGTTCGGCACCAAGCACTTACATCGCTACTACACGAGCTCAAGCAGCAAGGAGGGCTTCGTCGGCGTGCGCGTCGCGGTGGGCAAGCAGGTGATGGTGTGCGCGCCCAAGGGCGAGCAGCGGCGCATCTGCTTCCCCGACGATGGCGGATCCGCGGCGGTGAAGAAGGGGGGAAAGAAGCGATGAGCTACAGCGCGGCCAAGATGAACGGCTTCTTTTACGAAATGCAGACCTGGCCGATCGCCGCTCGCGTGCAGATGGCCATGTCGCTGCTGCACAGCTGCGCGATCGACCAGGGCAGCGAGATCATCGACGGCGCGAACTATGACAGCGTCGCGCAGTGCCCGGTGTACGTCGTCGTCGGCACCGGCCCCAGCGCCGATGCGCTGCGCGGCCAGGTCGCGTCCCTCGTCGGCGCCATGGGCCGGCGAGGGACGCTGATCAAAGCCGGCGTTGAGCCGACGGCCACGCTGCCCGCGGCGGCGCCGCGGGAGTGGCGCGGGCCGATCGCCGGCGAACCGGGGGAGGGATGAGATGGAACCCCCGCCTGATCCGCAAACCCCTCAGCAGTGGCAGGAGGCCGTCGACGCGGCCGAGGCGTGCGTGGCGCTGGATGCCTGTCGCCAGTACGGGCTGATCGCCGGGGGTCCCAAGATCGACGTCGAGCGCTGCCTGCAGATCCTGGCTCGCGGCAGGGCCATGGGCATCCGGCCGGCCAAGGATTGCGCCCTGCGCTTCGTGCAGGCGTGGAATGAAAGCAGACCAACCAACACCCGCCGCGGCGGGAAGGAGAAGTGAGCGATGGCAAAGCGGTGCATTATGCGGATCGAGCTGACGAGCGAGGCCAAGAAACAAATGAGCGGCCTGGCCGATCGGCAGGGCATGACCCAAGTGGCGCTGATGTCGCGCCTGGTGCAGTGGTTCGCCGATGCCGGCGACAACGTCCAGGCGCTGGTCTTGAACCACATGCCCGGCGAGCTGCGGCCGGAGGTGGTGCGGCTGGTGCTGGAGCAGATGGCCACGAAGAGGGGGGCATAAATGGCGCGTCTGGAGTTTCAATTTCGCCGGCTGGTGCGCTGGCCGCGGCGTCAGACGGATCCCGAGGCACGCAAGTCGCGACCCTTCAAGGCCGACTTCGTGAAGACCGTGCAGCTGCTGGCGCGGGAGCTGCACCACGTGGGGGCCGTCAATCCGGTTCTCATCGCGACCGCGCACAGCGACCGCTTCATCCGGATCGACGGCCTGCCTTATGCCGATCGCGAGCCTTCGTTTCCAGGCGTGGTGCTTGAGTTCGTGGCGCGGCCCGGGCGCCTGACTTTCGCGGCCGACAGCTGCCAGCGCTGGACGCACAACCTCCATGCAATCGCACTCACGCTGGAATGGCTCCGCGCCGTCGACCGTTACGGCGCCACCGGCGGCGGCGAGCAATATGCCGGCTTCAAAGCGCTGCCGCCGGCGACGACGGCCGAGCGCCCGGCGAAGGTAGAGGACGCGGCCGAGTTTATCGCCAGCAAAGGCGGTGGGATCCCGATGGCCCAGGTCCTGCGCAGCGCCGACACCATGAACGCGTGTTATCGGCGCGCCGCCAAGATCCTCCACCCCGACAACGGATTGACCGGGAATGCTGAGGCTTTTGCCAAGCTGCAGACGTTCAAGCGGGCGCTGGAGCAGCATTTCGCCGAAGGGGGTCGACGATGAACCTCTCTCCGGCCCTCCGCGATCAGATCATTGATGAGCGGATGACGGTGTGGTCGCAACGTCTGCGCGCGGATCACGCCACCCCCGTGGCCTGCCTTGGCATCGGCCATGATCACACGTCCGGCACGCTGTTCGTGCTGCAGGTGGAGGATATGTCGCTGGCCGAGCTGCAGCGCTTTCTCATGGGCGCCCTCTACCAGGTCAACCAGGCGATCAGCCAGGGGCAACGATGAGCAACACGCGATACATGGTGCTCGTCAAGCTCGGGCCGGAGGTGTGGCTTCCGGCGCGAATGTCACTCCGTCCAAAAGAGTGGGGCGTGCTTTTCAACGGCGCCGGGTCGCTTCACAACTGGGTGGGCACGCACTTCGAGCGGCGGCGCGACGCACTCAAGGCCATCGAGCGATCGCTTAGGTACTGGGCGCAACACACCAACGCGCCACTGGCTGAGCGCGACCGCTATCGAATCGTCCGGCTCATCGCGGAGGATGAAACGTGAAATTCCCCATCGTCCCAACCCCCTGGCCCGACGGCGAGCCCAGCGATCAGGCGCCCGGGCCGACGTGCTTCCGCTGGGAAAGCGCCGGCGGCCTGTGGCGCGTGCAGGTCGATCCCGTGCTGTTCGGCTATCGCGTCCACGTCGATCGCGGCTGGCCGCTCGACTCGCTCGACGCGGCGCCGATCGGCGACGGGCCACGCCACCGCTGGCCCTGCCACGAGGTCGGCTACTGCTGCGGCGCCAACCGGCTGGCGTTGATGCTGGTGCCGCGGCTGGTGATGAAGATCCTCGAACCGTTCGACGAGGGCGCCCGGGTCGATGAGGTTCGCCGCGCGTTTCCGCAGCAGCATCGCAAGCCGATCGAGAACGATCCGGAATGCTGGACGGCGCTGTGCGCCGTCGCGGGCATGCCCGAGGCGTCGGATCTGTTCTATGCGCTCGAGCTCAACCGCGACACCCTTCGTCGCCGCCCTTGAAAGCGAGGTCCCCGATGTGCGTTGAATCGTTTCGCTCCCTTCGTCCCTTTGATGACGTCCTGGTCGAAGCCATGGCGGCGACCGAAGCCCGCGTCCGCGACGATCCCCTGGCCAAGGCCGCGGCGGTGCTGCTGCTGGTGCCGATGCTCGGCCCGGATCTGATCGTCCTGGCGCAGTACAGCGGCTATGGCGCCGGCTTTATCGCGCCGCTGCTGGCGCGGCTGCGGCAGGCGGCGATCGTACGGGATGAGGGCTTGAGCCACGCGGCCGAGATCGAATGGCAGCGGTGCGGGCATGTGGCCCTGAAGGTGCACGCCCTGGTGAGCCTGGGGCTGCTGAAGCGCGAGACTCGCGACGGCGCCCACGTGTACGACGTGACCGGCGAGCTGTTCGCCAACGCCGCCGGCGACGGCACCGGCGCGGCCGCGGCGGATCCGCGCTACCAGGACGTGACGTAGATGGCCTTCGACACCGACCATCCTCTTTCGCCGGCGGAGCTGGCCATCCTGCAGCGGATGGGCGTGGGGGAGTTCAGCGCCGCGGTCAAGCGGCGGGCGGCGGCGATCACCTGGCCGAAGGTCAAGACCGCCCCGCTTCCCCAGGGCAGCCGACGGCGGGAGCGGGATGCGGTGGCGCACTTAGACGCCTGGGCGCAGCAACGCCGCGCAAGTCGGCAACCAAAGAACGCCGCCGCGGGCCGGGCGGCGTAGATGGGAGGTTGGACGATGGCCTTGGATTTCGTGCCTGAGACGATTGTGCAGCTGCGAGAGCGGTTCGCAGCGGCGCTGCAGGTCCTGTGGATCGACACCGGACAAAAGCCCGATCAGGGGCCGGGCGATCTTCGTCGCTTCGTGTTCGACTATCGCGAGACGGTCAGCGGCGGGCACCCACGGTTGTCGCATTACCCCTGTGTCCAGGATGTCAGCCTCCGCATGGTGGTCGTCCGCATACACGACCAGCGCCCAACGAGCGACTGCTGGCCGGATGAGTTTGTCCAGGCGCGTTTTGTTTTCTCAGGCGTGGTGTGGGAGCCGTGGGAACAGGAGGCACACGCGATGGATTTTCTGAGGGCCGTCAGCGGCATCGAGCATCTGCCGGTCGCGGCCTATGTGCAGCGGCTGAACGCCAAGGACTTCATGCTGACATTCAGGCCGGTGCCGCGCCAAATGGTGGCGCTATACGAGGACTGCAACCCAGGAGGCGACAATGCCACGAGCTGCTAGGCAGCCTCGGCGCATTCAGTTGAGGCGCGAGGCAGGGAGGCGGAAGCGATGACCCCGGAACGATTTGATCAGCTCCGAGCGCTGGCAATGCATCCGTCGGCGAATGCGTGGAACCTCGGCGAGGCGCTGGATGAGATTGCGCGATTAGCTGCCGACGTCTACGTGCCCGGCTCATGGTTCTGCCCGCGATGCGGCTTCTCCCTGACGCGCTCGGTCATCTACGCGGAGTCGGGAAGCATCGGTATTGACCATCGACACCCGGATCCTTGCCCGAACGATGGGACAAGCCTGGAGCCCGCAACGTGGAAGCGGGACGCAATGCAGATGGCCGAAAGGATGCCGGATGCGAATTGCATGCAGCTCATCAACGAGCTGCGGCAGAACGAAGGCGCGACGGTCACTCTCTGCAGCGACAACGCCGACTTCAATGGGCTTCCAAATTGCCTGATCGAGGTGAATGACCATTGGACGGGTTGGCTGCCGCGGCAGTTCCGAGCTGACAGGTTGATCCAGGCGCTCCATGCCGCGGTTGCGGCGCGACGCGCCGCCGACCAGAAACCGGAGGCTGGCTAATGCCCCAGATCGCAAATCGGGAAATAATCCGGGGGGGGGGCACCGATGACCGCCACGCAGATCTGCGTCGAGTTTACCCTCGGCCAGCTGGTGCGCTGGCCACCGGCGCCGGGGAAGATCGCGCAGGTGATCGAGCTGCGGCGCACGAAGGTGCGGATCTTCTACCGCACCAAGAAGCGCGGCGGGCGCGAGCGCCAGCCGATCGTTAACGCTCATCGGCTGCAGGCGCTGCAGGATCCCAGCGATCCGCTGCTGCCGCTGAACAATCCCTTTGGCCGGGCGCTGCTGAAGCGGCGGGCCAAGCAATTCAAATCAGGAGACCTATGAACATTGACTTTCGGGAGTGTCCAATGTGCGGCGGGTACGGTGTTCGCGATGACGGCTCTAACTGTGTGACTTGTGGCGGAGAAGGTCGCGGCGGGCTGCGCGGCGGCGGGACGATCGGCAGCGGAGAAATCATGATCGACCGGGACACCGGCCGCACAATCACGGCTGCCGAGCTGGTCGAGATGCAGAAGGGGTCAAAGGCTTCGTAATGAAACTCCGACCCCCGAGCCTGAAAGATTCCGAGGTGGTCTGGGCGGAGCTGCGCGGCTGGCGCGGCGTGAGCATGGGCGTCGCATTCGGCACCGTCTGCGGCGGTTTACTCAACCTGTCGCTCGTCGATGCCTGGATCTTCTGGGCGGCTGTGGCCGCTTCCGCCGCGGCGCAGCTCCTGGCGATGTGGCGGATGATGCGCTGCGTCCGGCGCCTTAAGCGCTGGGAAGACGAGCGAGATGCCTGGTCGAACTGAGGACAGCCAATGGAGAGGCGGGCGAAGCAATTCAGATAAGGAGTTTCGATGCGGAAAAAAGATCTCGTCAGGGTGACGCCCTACTTCATTACACGACTCCGGTATTTAGCGGCCCGCGTTCGCGACACGCAGATCGCGGCGGCAGCTGCCCAGTTTGAGATGAGACTGGCAATTACCGATCTCAAGGACTATGGCGAGGCCTGCGTTGCTGCGGCCGAGCAGTTGATGGCCAACTATGATCCCGAACGCGGCGCGGCCCCGGCGCCACCAACCCACACGCAAGTCGTCGCGGCCGAGGCGGCGCCTGCGCCACACCGTACCGACGATCCTGATGCGCCGGGTTGCTCAATGCCGCTGAATCCCGCGGTGATCGGATCGGCGCTGAGGCCGCCGATGCCTGAGGCGATGGCGCGCAGTTATCTCACCAGCGAGAGAATCGACGCAGCAATTCAAGAAGAACGGTAGGAAGTGGTCAAGCAAGCGATGCGAGGATGAAGTTTGGTTGATGGTCCTGGATCCCCCGCCAATTTCAGCGATGGCCGCGGCACTCGCCATTCCCGGCGATGCAGATCTCCGCGCCGCCGGCGGCGAGGGTCGATCGCGGCGGGAATGTATCGATGTACGTTACATCGATACATTCCCGGTTCAGCCCGCCACGGCTCGGCCGACGACGTCGCGGCCGGCGATGATCGATCGAGCGCTGCCCCAGCTCGGCACCTACCCCGGCTCCAAGGCCGGCTTCGGCACCTTACATAACATCATCGGCGCCATGCCCGAGCATCAGGTGTACGTCGAGGCCTTCCTCGGCCACGGCGCGGTGCTGCGGGCCAAGCGCCCGGCTTGCTCGAGCATCGGCATCGACGCCGATGCGCAGATCATCGCCCGCTGGGGGGGGATGCCGCCGGCGTCCTCGCCGTCGGCGCCGAGATGGTGTGCGGCGATGCCGTCCAGTGGCTGGCGGATCGCGCGGCGCTTTTGGATCGCCGCGTCCTGGTCTACTGCGACCCGCCGTACCTGGCGGCGACCCGGACGCGCCTGTTTTACCGTCACGAGCTGGCGACGGCGGCGCAGCACCGTCGGCTGTTGCGAGTGCTGAGCCGGCTGGGCTGCTACGTGATGATCAGCGGGTATCCGTCGGATCTGTACGAGCGGGAGCTGGCGGGGTGGCGGAAGATCAGCTGGCGGGCGATGACGCGGGGCGGGGTGCGCACGGAGGCGCTGTGGATGAACTTCGCGCCGCCGCGGCGGCTGCACGATCCGCGCTTCAGCGGCGGCGGGTTTCGGGAGCGGGAGCGGGTGAAGCGCCGGCGGCAGCGCTGGCAGGCGCGTTTCGCGGCGATGCCGGCGTACGAGCGTCAGCTGGTGCGGGATGCGCTGGACCTGGTGGACTCGTCAACCGCGGCGATGGCGGCCGCGGATCTGCTCGAAAGGGGAGGCGGTAGATGAGCATGGATGATGCCCGCTGTGCGGCGATTGATCAAGCCGGCGCGTAGGGGAACCGCTCGTTAAGCCACTTCTGCCGGTCGCTGCAGCCGCAGGGGATGTTCAGCGCGTTCAGCGTCCAGGCGATGACGTCCCTGCCGCCGACGGTGAGCTGGCGGTGCAGGGTGTCGCCGATGCCGATCTCGCCTGGCTGCGCCAGCCAGGCCATCACCCGCACTGGCCAGGGCCAGTCCTTGCGGGGCACTGGCGGCGCGGGCGCCGTCCGCGTGACGGTCACCTGCACGATCTTGGCGTTACGCTCAGCCTCCACCGCCGCGGCGATCTGCTCGGCGGTGGCGCCCATCGGCAGCGCCAGCGGGCAGACGACCGGGTTGCCCTGCGCCTCGCGCCGCGCGTGCAGCCTGGCCGATCGCTGTGGATCCCGGCAGGCCGGGCACTGGGTGCGCAAAGCGCAGACGCGGTCAAACGGATCGCTCATGACACCCCCGCGGCCGGCGTTGAGGAATCGACGGTGTTGGTTTCCAGGCCGAAGCCAGAATCCGACGGGCAGCCGAACAGGTCGCCGCGGAAGATGTACTGGCCGGAGGGGAAATCGACCGTGGTCTTATAGGTGAGGATGCCGCTGCCGTCGTACTCGGGCTCGATCACCACCGTGCCGGTTTCCAGGGCCGTTTCGATCGTGCCTTCCCATCGGCCTTCAATGTCGGTGCGCCGCACCGTGGCCGTGCCATCGTGCGACACCGGGCTGGGATCGCTCTCAAAGCTCTCGGTGCCGGAGAGGGTGAACGTGTATTCCTTGGGGCACTCGGTGGCGATGAACAGCACCTCCAGCGGCACGCAGCTCGGCGTCCCCCAGGCCAGCGCCAGCCCCTCGGCGATGCCGTCGTCGGTGGTGTCGATCTCGATGGTGTTGTCGCCGGCGACCCAGTAGCCGTAGGGCAGGACCCGGTCGTAGACCTCCAGGAACCCGTTGGCGCCGGTCGGCAGCTCAATGCCGGTGCTGTGGCCGTTGATGCGGATATCGACGATGCGGTTGTCCACCGACACCTGAAAGGGGATCGAGATCGCATCCAGCCGCGTCGTCGGCTCCAGCGTGATCGTGGTGCTGTAGGTGTGGGTCGTGGCGGCGCCGCTGTCGCTGTCGGGATCGGCCGAGATCCACAGCGAGCCCGCCGGCGGCGTGACCCATGAGGCATAGGGTGTGGAGACATAGGCGCTGCCGCCGTCCACCGTCCAGTTGGAATCGACCGCTGGCGAGCCGGACGATTCGGCGCCGGTGTTATGCGTGGTGGCGGTGCAGGTGCTGCAGCTCTCGGTTTCGACGAAGCGATCGACGGTGCCGGTGCCGCTGGTGGCCGTCCAGCTTGCGGTCATGCAGCCGTCTCGCACCTGCTCAAAGATGACCGTCCCTCCGTTTTCCGGGGTGATGAAGGTCTTGCGGTAGGTGTCGACCCCCGCGTTCTTGTAGCACTCGATGAAGCCGAAGAAGTCGTTGCCGGTGGCGAGGTATTGGCAGCTCTCAGACAGCAGCCCCGTGATGCGGTACCAGCAGGGGTTGTAGGTGCGGGTGACGCTGCTGGCGTCGGTGACGCTGATCGTCGAAGCGAAGAAGTTGGGGCAGTCGCACGGAGCGCAGGCGCCGACGTTGTCGCTGCCGCCGGTGACGGCGCCGCTGCAGGTCCCGATCGTCTCCACCAGTGTCCACAGCTCCGGATCGGTCGGCCACATGGTGGCGTAGTCGCCGGTGGCTTCGGCGGTGAAGGTGAGGTAACAGGTGCTGGCCTCGCCCTGCACCTTGTGCACCACGCGCAGCACGTGCTTGCAGACCCCGCTGAATTTCTCCATGCGGATGTCGGCCCAGACCGCCCGGTTGGCGTCGGTCTCGGTGTCGTTGACGACGGCAACAAACGCGATGGCCCACGGTGAGCGGTGGCCGAAGAAGGCGAGGAGATAATCCACGCCGTCAATCGTGACGGTGAGCACCGCGGCGCCGGCGACGCTTGCATTCACGAAGGCGCAGAGGCAGGGGCACAGATCCCGGCTGAAGGTGAGGGTGCCGCCATAGGCAGCGATGCGATAGGCGCCGGCGTCGCTGCCGCGCAGGGGATGCGCGAATCCAGAGGCGGTGGGAAAGCCGTTGAAGTAGTCGCCGAAATGGTTGCCGGCCATCGCGCCGGTGAGCAGGTTTTCAAAGACAAGCGGCTCCAGCGTGTTGGGCAGTTCGGAGGTGATGTTGTGGCCGTAGAAGATCACGGCCCCGGGATCGGCGAACCAGATGCACTCCAGGTGGAACTGCCCATCGTCCCAGTAAACCGACGTATCTTTGATCCACAGGCGATGGCCGATGGTCTGCTTGTCAAAGCTGGCAAATCCCGGCGCATCATCCACCGAGACGTTGCCCAGGCGGATCCCCCTGTCGATCAGCTCGTTAAGCTCGGGCAGCGTCCACTGCGTGGTGTTGAGGGTGTCGCTGCTGTTCCAGGTGACCTTTGCCGAGTCCTGCTGGGTGATGCTGTCGGACACCACCTTCCAGCAGCGCGGCGCGAAGTAGTCGCCGGCGAGGGCAAAGTTGAGACCGAGGAAGCTCTCCCCGCAGTTCTCGGCGGTGACGGGGAGATCGTCGGCTGCCAGACAGAGCGTGCCATCGGGGTTGGGAAGGAACTTGCTCATGAACTGCTGCAGGCGCCTTTGGAGGTGTAGCTGTCCGTGAGCCAGACGTCATAGGTGCTGCCGTCGAGTACGCAGGTCAGCCCCGTTGGCCAGCAGCGGTGTTGCTTGCCGATCGCGTCGGCGTTGACCAGCGCATTGGTGGTTCGGCCGCGCTCTGCCAGGTTGATCACGACCATCTGCTCCAGGCCGGCGGTTACCGCGCCCACGCTCGTGAAGCTGTCGGCCGACGGGTCAAATCCGTCCAGGTCCACCAGCCACCGCTTGGCGAGGTACACGCCACCGCCGGCCGCGCCGATCATCTCAAGCCAAGCGCTTTCGTCGCCGCCGCCCGAGCCGCCGGCGGTCGACGGGCGCGGGCGACCCGGCGGCTTGAAGCTGACCGAGAGCTGATCAGGCGTGTTGACGCAGGTGACGCCGGGGCCAGTGAAGGTGGCCCGCAGCATCTTGCGCGCCAGCTGCCGCAGCTCGCGCACGGCGCGCTCGTCGATCGAGTAATCGCTCACAGCGGGATCCCGGAGAAGTCGGCCTCGCGGCGCTTGACGAAGTAGTTGAAAACCACGCCCAGGTCATTGGACTCGGTCTTCCATACGGGCGGGACGGTGGGGTTGAAGGCGGGGGCCTGGTCTTCGCCGACGCGGATCCCGGCCTGCGAGATCTTCAAATCGTCCAGTGGCAGGCCGTTGCGGCTCAGCAGCACCGGCTCGGTCACCGCCTGCCATCCCCCTTCGCTCAGCATCGTGAAGGGCGCCTTCTTTTTGGTGCCTCCGTCGCTGTACCACCCCTGCCGTCCGACGTTCACGAAGCGGTGCTGCCAGGGGTATGGCCCCAGCAGGTTGTCCGGGATGCCGGCGATCGTCCAGCTCACAGTTACAAATTTGGACTTGGTGTTAAACGGTTCAGGGCGCACGTTCAGGCAGCAGGCGTGCTGGGCAGAGAACTTCACGCCGGCCAGCAGGATGGGGTCCTTGTTCACGCGCCCCTGGAAGCTGTCGAACCAGACCTGATTCCAGAAGGGGTAGTTTTTGCGGAAGGTCCAGCAGGTGATGTCGACAGTTTGCGTGGCATCGGTGTAGATGTCGCCGGCGGCGTTCATCAGCAGGCGCCCATCCAGATCCCGGTCGGTCGGCTCGGTGATCTGCATTGGCTCGGGAATGCATTCAATCGGGGCCAGCAGGGGGTCGGCATCGTTCTGCTGCCAGGTCCCGGTCGGCGGCACGGAAAACGCGCAGCCGATGAGCCAGTGCTCCAGGCCCGGCCGGGAGGCCACGCGCGGCCCCTCGCAAACCAGCGAGTTGCCCGGCGTCCACCCGTCGTCGGCGGCGTGACAGCGCAGCCCGGTGGTAGGGTCCACCGCCGTGAGCGCCGCCGCCTCGTCGCGCGTGCCGGTGACTTCAAACATCTTGAACGCGTTCCATGGCGGGGCGTTGGAAAGCCGGCGCTCCGACCATTTCTCGGTGACTTTGATGGGCATGATCAGTACAGGCGAAGGGGGATGGGGGTCTTACCGCCGGTGACGGCCGCCAGCAGCTTGGCGATGTCGCTGGCGACGTCCTTGAGGTATTCGTTGGTTTTCTTCGCCGCCGCGGCGGTCTGCCGCGACGGCTCGATCAGCGGGTTGGCAGCGCCCTGGTTGCCGGCGCCGCTGAGAAAGTGGTTGTCGGCGCCGAAGCTCACCCCGCCGCGGCTGGGGCGGAATCGCGCCGCCTGGCGCCGCTGCGCTTCCTCGCTGTCGACGCCGAATTCCTCCTGAGCCGCCTGGGCCTGCTGGCGGGCGCGGCGGTTGATGGCGTCGGTCTGCTCCGCGTCCTGCTGGATGTCCAGCTGGCGCTGCTGCTCAATCTCCTCCAGGCGCTGGCGCAGCTTCTCCGCGATCGCGACCCGCTCGGCGTCGGCGCTGCGACCCAGGATCTGCAGGCGCCGCTGCAGCAGGCCGCTCTCGGCTGCCTGCATGCGGGCGTTGTGATCCTGCTGCCGGCGCTGCTGCTCGCGCTGGTACTGCGTCTCGGCCGCCGCTTCCTGCTGGCGGCTGCGCTGGTGGATGGCGGCGATCTGCTGGTCGCGCTGCTCGGCGAGGAACTTGGCCTCGGCCGAATTCTCATCCAGCAGCGCCGTCTTCTGGTCGTACTGGTCATTCAGCGCCTTGATCTCTTCGTCGCCGGCGCGGCGGATCTGCTCAAGCGCGGCGGTGTGGTAGCGGCCATCGAGCTGCAGCTGGCTGTTGCGCACCTCAGCCTGGGCCGCAGCCAGGGCCTGCTCGGTGGCGACCTGCTCGGCGCGGATCCGGGAGAAGTCCTGCTTGCGAATCCGGTCGAGCTTGTCGTTGAGCTCGGCGGCGGCCGTCGTGCGCATCGTCGCGATCTGCTTGTCGAGCTGCTCCTGCTGATCCAGCGACAGCGTGCGCTTCTTGCTCTCCAGGTCGGCGATCTGCCGGAGCTGCTCGTCGTAGCCGATTTTGGCTTCCTCGGTCTCCCGTTCGGCGCCGAGCTTGCCCACCAGCCGGCCGCGGCGCTGGGCGTCCAGCGCCATCTCGTTGCCGCGGTCGATGATCGGCTGCCGCTTGGCGTCGCGATCCTCCTGGATCTTGCGCCGCGTCTCGGCCAGATCCTTCTGCTCCTGCTGCTTGCGCTTGGCGCCGGACCGCTCGGGGAAGAAGAAGTCGTCGGCCGCGTCTTTCAGCGACCTGAAGCCTTTGGCCAAGCTGCCCACGCCGGGGATGATGTCAGCCACCGCCTCGGCCGCTGCTTGGGTCTTGGTGGCGCCGTTGCGCAGGCTTTCCCGGTATTTCTGCAGGGCCTCGGGGATCCCCTGCATCGCTTGACCAATACGGTCGGCGATGACCAATGCGCCCCCCAGGCGCAGCGCCTTGCCCAGATCTTCGCTTTGCTGGGCGATCTTGCGGATCCCGGTCGGGCCGGACGCGGCCGGGGTGCGCTGGTAGCCCGCGCCAGAGATCCCGCCGTCGGCGCCGGTGTCAAAGCGCCGCTCGCGCCGGGCCCGCAGCACTTCGGCGCGGGCATCCCGTGCCGACTGCTGCTCGGCGGTGCGATCCACCTTGCGGATCGCCCCCAGGTCGTAGGTCTGGGTCGTTCGCCGCACGGCCCCTTCGGCGTTCTTGGCCACGCGGTTAAACGTAGCCGAGGCGCCGTCGTCGATCGCCTTGATGCGGTATTCGATGACGTTGTTGTTGGCCATGGCGGAATTAGCTCTTGGGGGCAAAGCGGACGATCTGTCGGTCGAGCTCAGTGACCAGCTGCTGGCTGCTCAGCGTCTTAACTTTGTCGATCATGTCGGGCGATTCGTTGAACAGCCGGCGCAGCGACAATCCGTAGAACATGCGCAGGGGGTGCATGCGGCGTCCGCGGTTGGGCAGGTGGTGGGGCCGGGCGACTTTGATCTTTAGGCGGCGGATCTCGCGCTCGAAGATGTGCGCGTTGCTCTCAACCCCCACCCCCTTAAAGGCGTGCAGGAAGCGCAGCACCGGCCCGCCCTGGTAGAGCTGCACGCTCACGCCATTGCGCCGCGAGGCCCAGTGCTTGAAGTTGATCAGGCCGATGCGCTGGCCCTGGATCGTCACCTTGCCCTCCAGCTTTGAGGGCGATGCCTTGATGATGTCCGTGCGGCGGAAGACGTTGGATCGCTTGGCGGTGATCCGGTCGCGGATCTCGTTCACGATCAACGTGCGGGAAAAGCCAAGCGTCTTGTTGATCGCGCCGGCGGTCACCTTCGGGATCATCTTGGCCCGGCCGGCGAACTCCTCATGCAGGCGCGCCATCTCCACGGCCGGGACGTCCAGCTGGAAGTGCAGGCCGGCGCTACCGCCGCCGCGGCGGGAGAAGCTGTAAGGTGTTTGCGCCATCTGATCAGTCGATCCCGAGGCTGGCTTTGATCCTCGCTTCCATGGCCCAGATCTGCCTGACGCCGGCGACGACGCCGGCGGTCTGGCTGAGCCAGCCGCCGGGCAGGGGCCAGTGCCCCTTCTCGGCCAGGTCCGCGGCGTCGAGCAGGTCCCAGATGTCAGGGGTAACGAACTGCTTGGGGCAGACGTCCAGGTGGATTTCGCCGCGGCCGTGGCAGGTGGGGCAGGCCGGATCCGGACCGGCGGGGGGCTTGATGCAGCTGCAGTACCAGCCTACTTCGCTGGTGCCGGCGGTGTTGTGTTTGCACTCTCCGGCGGCGCGGCAGTTGTTGCAGATTCTGCGCCAGGCGAGCTCGACGGCGACTTGGATTTTTTTGCGTCCACCTCCGAGAGGTCCGAACCGTCGTGGCACTTGTTCGCCAGCTCGAGCAGCTCCGGCTCGGTGCAGATTTCGCTGAATCGCTTTTCACCGTAGAGGATGGTCTTACCCTCGCGATCGCGCAGGCCGGTCCACGCGAGGATGTAACCGCCCAGCAGCGCGTCCATGCGCTGGTTGAATTCCCGGCGGTCCGTGATCGCGCTGATCTCTTTCATGGCGTCACGGTGCGCGATCAGCTCGTCGGAGCTGAGGTATCGCGCATAGAAGATGGGCGCCGGATGTGCCGGCGACTCGGCCGCGGCCGCGGCGTCGCCGTCGAGCACGATTTCAAAGCGGCGGTTGGTTGAGAGGGAAACGGGCATGCATCACTCCTTTGATGGTTCAGTGGCGCGGCAGCGCTGCTGGCCGAACCGCGCATGGCGTCGGTCAATCTCAAAGCCGACGCCGCGGCGGCCGCACTCGACGGCCGCGACGATGGCGGATCCGATGCCGCAGAACGGATCGAGGATCACGTCCCCGGGGGCGCTGGTGAGCGCGATGGCGCGGCGCAGCAGCGGCAGGGGCTTCTCGCAGGGATGGCGGGTGCGCGGCAGGCGCGCGACCTGCCAGACGTCCGAGGGCGCCGGCAGCTGATGCCGCGGCGGTTTGCCCTTGGCGCACACGTAGGCCATTTCCCATTGCGGGCGCAGGTAGTGACCCAGGCCGATGAGGCGCTTGTCCCAGCAGATGCAGCCCACCACCCGGAATGACGAGCTGAGCAGCTCGTGCATCCATGGGCTCTTCCAGGTCCCGAAGACCAGGTGCAGGCTGTCGGGCTTGGCGACGCGATGCGCCTGGGGGATCCACGCCCGCCATAGCTGCTTTGCCTCATCCGGCTGATCGCCGGCGATGCTGGCGGTGCGGCTGTAGGCGCGGCCTGTCCGTCGCGTGCCGAGCTGCAGGCCGATGCCATAGGGCGGGTCTGTGACGATCGAATCGATTACCCCGTCGGGGATGCCTTTGAGCATGGCCAGCGCATTGCCGGCATGGATCTCCCACCGCCGCGCCGATGCGCGGAACAACTGCCAGTCGAACATTTGAAGCCCTTAAACAAAAGTGGGCCTCTCAGGTGGCCGAAGAAATCTCCGGCCGGCGCCGTCGCAAGCGGCGTCTGATCAGGGGCCTGCCGGCGGGTTCGCGCCCGCCGGCAGACCTCGGCGTTTATGAATGAAACTGTGAATGACTCTGTGAATGGCGATCGCCCATCGCTGGCGCTGGCGAGGGTGGCAGCCGATCAGGCGCCAGTCGGGAACTCGATCGCGATGACGCCGTTGACCCGGAAGCCCAGCGCATCGACCAGCTTGTTGTTGCGGTTCTGGTCCTCGGGGGACTTCTCCAGCTGCAGGTCGGTGGCGGTAATCTCGATCGAGTTGTCGTCACCGGAGCCGATGACAAAGCTCACGTCGAACTTTGAGCCGGCGCGGTACGCTGCGTACCAGTTCTGCGTCGCGAACAGCATCGCCTCGGGATCCAGCTCGATGCGCGGCTTCACCTGCCCCACCCACCCGCAGAGGTAGCCGCCGTCGCTGTTGGCATCCTCGCGCAGCGCCACCTCGTTCCCCAGGTCGATCTTGGCGGTGGAGATCTTCACGCCGGCAATTTCCGAGCCGCCGGCAGCGCTGATCGCAAATGAGCCGGCGCCGCCGAAGATCGGGGGCACGATCTCGGTGAAGGTCTGGCCGGTGAGCAGAGCCGCATCGGCGGGATCGGCCCCGGTCCAGCCTCCCATGCCGTTGAAGTCGAACAGCCCCGCCTTGCCCGCAGCCAGGGAGATCACCCCGTTGCCCATGATGCCGCGACCCTTTTTGAGCCGGCCGTCCTGGTAGCCCGAGGCGGTGACGCTCTTCCAGGTGCTGGTGTCTGAGCTCTGCGTGTAGGTCTGCGAGCTCAGCGCCATGGCACAGGCGCGCAGAAGCTTGGACCAGTCTGGCGCTCCGGCCGCACCTTTGGCGGTGATGGGGGCCTGGAGGGTGAGGGTCGTGTGGGCATCCTCGGGGATTGATTCATCCCAGCCCAGCAGGCCGTCGACGCGCTCGCGCTCTTTGGCGTCGCCGGCGATCGACAGATTGAAATCGTTGACCTTGAAGCCGGCGTCGGACGCGGCGGGCGTTTCGGCGGTGCCGAGGGTGGCTTCGATCTTGGCGGCGATCTGCCGCTTGAAAAACATCAGGGGGTTTGCCATGGGGTTCTCACGAGCTGAATGGGTTGTTGGCGGCGTGCTGGTACTGGATGGTGAACATGCACTGCATCAGCGCCATCCCCGCGCTGTCGTCCGGGACGCATTGCTGGCCGGAGGGCCAGATCGCCTGGGCGTTGGTGATCCCGCCGACGGTGCACAGCCGGTAATAGACCGCCGCCCACATTCCCCAGGCGCGGCGGGAAACATCTTCCTTGGGGTTTTGGGCGATGGCGGTGATCTCAATGCCGAGGTTCAGCTCCCACAGCGTGTCGGCCTGCGTCTGCTGGGGGCCGTCGCCGGCCAGGTCCTGCGCCGGCATGTAGACGGTGACGGCCCCGTCGGAGGTCTGGGCGCCGATGCCCGGCTTGAGGCTCGAGGCGGCCAGGTTGTAGCGGTAGCCGTGCTCGGGGGAGATCTGAGCGATCGCTTCGATCACCGCGTCGATGATCGCGTCGAAGAGCGGATCCTTGTCCATTACGCGGGATCCTCGTCGTACACCAGCTCGGCGAAGATGCCGGTGGCCAGGGTGCCGGTCCCGGCGCTGACGGTGACGACCAGCTCGAACAGATCGTCAACGACGGCGCCGGTGGTGTTGATCGTGGCCGCCTCTGTCACGCGGGCGGTGTTGGCGCTATCCAGCTGGACCGTCGCGCTCAGCACCGACGTGCCGTTTTTCTTCAGGTCGATGGTGACCGTCGAATCGCCCACGCAGGCGACGACCGACCCCACCCGCAGCGCCACCAGCGATGCGGTGGCGCCATAGATCCGCGCGATCGGGATCGTCTCGGCCGCTGCCGCCGTCGCTGACGGCTTGGCGTAGAAGGCCTTGCGCCGCTGCTGCAGCTTGGTGGAGGCGATCGCCGCGTTGTTGGCGACCGATGCGTTGGTCACCGAGCCATCGGAGGGGGTGATGGTTTGGGCGGTCAAGACCAGCGCGCCTTGAATAGTGCCTGCGATTTGTGCCATGGGAACCTCTACAGCAGCACGAGCATGAGTTTGGCGGGGGTGACCGACTCAGCGTCGGCGGGATGCCTGTGGATCGGAAATGCAGCGGCGGCGAGGCCCGGGACGTAGGCAACGGTAATCGTGCCGCCGAGCCAGGGCTGGTCGGCGGCGGCGATGCCGCTGTCCGCGTCGTTGGCCACGGTGATCTCCATCCGCCCGACCTGCGTCTTGCCAGTTTCGGTCCGCGTCTGGATCGGCCCCCGCTTGACCCGCGCGCGGATTGTCCGCGGCACCGGCGCCACGCCTGGCGTGAGCGAGGGGGGAGGGGTGTAGATCACGTCCTCGCCGAAATACTCGAGCAGATCCGCAAGCCCGGCTTCGGCAAAATCGGTTTGAAACTGGGACATAGCGCAGCTTCCGGCGCACGCGCCGGCGTGGGAAAGCGCCCACGCCGGCGGCGTGTTGCCGGGTTCGGGTTATGCCGCCAGGTCGGTGCTGCGCACGTTGAGGAATTCAACGCGGACGTCGGCCACTGTGTCGTTCGCGGTCTTCTCGATGTGGAAGAGCGCCTTGAGCGGGCCGGTGCCGGCGTTGAGCTTGAAGGTGCTGTCGGGCAGCACGTTCACGGCGTCGACGTAGAGCTGCACATCGGCCGGATCCCGCGCGTCGATCCACACCTCGAAATAGGTGTCGTCGACGGCGTCGACGGTCGTGTCGGTCGCCGCCACCTCGGTGGTGCCGTCGTCGCTCTCAGCATTGATGTTGAGCGACGAGCCGTCCAGGTGGAAGAAGACGCTCTCGGTGATCGAGTCGGCGTCGGTCGCGTGGGTGGCGTTGGCCAGCCCGATATTGATATCGAGCGCGGCATCGTCGCCGATGTCATAGATCGCCAGCCGCGCTTCCAGGATGGGGCCGTCGGCGATCGCCACCACGTCGCGCGAGAGGGCATCGGCCTTCTGCGCCTCGGCCGTGGCCGAGAACGTGAAGCGGGTGTTGCTTCCGCCCGGATCCGTGCCCGACAGGCCGGCGGCGAGGTTGGGAATCACGGTGCCGGCGGTCTTGATCGCCACGCAATCCCAGATCCCCTTGCCCCATTCGATGCGGTTGTGCTGGCGCCTGTTGAGCGCCACCAGCACGGTCGTTGCCGAGGCCAGGGAATCTTCCACGACGGTGCCGAGGTAGAAACCCCCGGTCACCGGCTTGAAGGTCACCACCGCATTGGCGCGGTCGTAGAACGCGCGGCCGCCGGCGAGCAGGTTGATATCCGAGGCCTTGGCCAGTTCGACCACGCCATCCTTCTGCAGCTCGTAGACAGAGCCGGCAGCGACGGCATTCAGTCCGGCGACGACGCCGGCGAGGCCGTCGAAATCCTGGAGAACAGCGCCGGAGGCAAGGGCCACTGCGGCCACTCGCGTCACGGTGGAGAAAGCTTTTCGGTATGTAGCGCTCATGATTGAGCACTCCTTTCAAATCGTGTTGAGGTTCTGATCGGGGGCCGCTGGGACAAAGTGCTATCAGCTAGCACTTTGTCCCAGCGGCATCGGACGGAGGTTGTGGTGAGGATCCCCCTCACCCGGAGGCTCTCCCAGGGAGAGGGTTGGCGTGAGGGTGGCGTTACGCGCCGGCCGACTTGTACAGCCCGCGGTAATCTTCGATCGCCGCGGCGATGTCCATCTTCACATCGATGCCGACACCCCATTGGCCGTTGCTCAAGTTGTAGGAGCGAATCATCGGGCCACGGCCGCTGCCGGAGAGGTAGCCGACCTTGATGGTTCGACCGGGACGGGCGGCCAGGAACCAGTTGGTTGCCGAGCCGGTGCGGGCGGTCTCCGTGGTCGGATCCAGCACGCCGGTCGCGTCGATGCGACCTTCGGAGATCAGCGTGAGCTTGAGATCCTGCACGACGTTGCGGGTTCCGCGCACCGTGCTGGCAGTCGTGTCGCGGATCTCGGTCGACGTGATCAGCTCGAGACCGGTCCATTCCAGATCGGGCGGGACGATCAGGAACTGCGGCCGGATGTTGAGGCGCTGGATGTCGTTGCCGCTGCCCAGGACCTGCGAGGCCATCGCCTTGGTGCCCGCTTTCAGCCCTGCGCTGGAGAGGACTGAGCCGGCGCCGGTGCCGAGGTTGGAGTGATCCGCGTGGAACACGGCCTTGGAGTCCGTCGCCAGCTTGGGGTTGGCAAGCAGCAGCGAGTAGACCAGGTCCGGTCGGATGCGCCGCGAGGAGCGGCCGAACTCCTCGGAAGCCTTGGCCAGCTTGCCGAAATTATCGTCGATGATGTCCATCTCATCGATCACCAGCTGGCGCGAGTAGCGGCTGAGGCGCCAGGTTTCCTTGCTGTCGCTCAGGTCCGCATGATCCGCCTTGCCTCCACGGGCGTGGCGCTTGAGCCGGGCGTTAGCCGTGATGTCGATGTCGTCGTTGGCCTTGAAGTTCGGCGCTTCGACTTCAGCGACCCACGCGATCGTGGTGTCAATCTCTTCGTCCCAGGCCATCATCAGCCGCGCCTGATAGCTGGTCGTAAAGATGTTGGTGAGTGAGCCGCCGGACACGGCGGCGCGGATCACCTCGCTGCGGCGGTGTGGGATGTTCACGCCGTCGAGGCGGAGCGCTTCGCGGCAGACGTCGACCAGGGTCATGTCGATGTAGCGGTCGGCTTGCGAGGCTGCATCTTCCCAGCGGCCCTGCAGGCGAGCCCGCTGGACGGTCGCCTGGATGTGGTTGTCGCCGCGGACGCCGCTGCGCATGGCCAGCGCCAGGCCCAGGATCCCGCGGGTGCAGTCGCGATCGTGGTCCCGGATGATGGCGCCCGGGGCATCATTGCCAATGGGGGCCGTGCGGTTGCGGGTTGCGGCTAGGAATTCGCGCGCCGCCCGGGCAACGTCCCAGTCTTCGGTCTCCGCCTGGCGGATCAGCTCCGCCGGCGTGCCCTGGGGCGCGATCGAGCGGATGGTGTCCACGCGCTCGCGCTCCAGGCGCAGGATCTCATTGCGATCCGGACCCTGCGTGCGGGTCGTGTCGCCGGCGGGCGGGGTGACGTTGCCAGCTGCAGGAGCTGCTGCACCGGCCGCGGGGGCGGCGCCGACCGCGGGGGCCTGGGTGGCGACGAGGGCGCGCATTTCGTCGAACTCGGCGCGGCAGGCGTCCTCGAGGGTCATGGTCGGAGTCGCCGCGGCCAGGGCGTTGGCTCGTGTGAGCTGGTTGCCCTTGAGCTTGGCGTGGAATGCCTGTGCCTCGGCGTCGGTGGCGTTGGCGGGCAGGCCCAGCATCAGAAGATACTTCCTGAGCATGTCAGTCGCTTTCTCCGGGGCGTGCCCGGCAGGGTTTTGTTGGCGGGTCGTCGTATTCGGATCCTCGCCAATCGGGACTAGGGAGAGCTCTTTCCCGGTCCAGCGGTCAACGACGCGCTTGGGTCGGTCGCCAGCCGTGTAGCTGCGCCCGTTGACCGCCTGCGTTTGACCGGGGGGGATGATGACGATCGACTCGCGCGACGCGCGGATCGAGACGTCCTTAACGTGTTTCTGTTTGACCTTGAGCCAGGCGCTCTCGGCGTCGGGATCGCCGATTGTGAAATACGCCCGGCCGGCCCATCCATCGCCGTCGCGCCGGATGTCGCGCACCGAGCCGAGCGTGCTGCGGATCGTGCTGAGGTCGTGGGTGTCCACAAGCGGGATCTGCTCGGCGAAGTTTCCGCCATCGCCGGCGAGCACTTCATCGATCAGCCCGCCGTTGTCCCAATCGAAGGCGCGGCAGGGGGTCTCGGTGGTCATGCGCACAGCGACGGAGTGGTTGGCTTCGTCGATCGACGCGAGCTGAAACTCCATCGCGCGGATCACAAACTCGCGCTCAGGATGACCGGCCAGGGATACGGCGGCGCCGGCAGAGCGCAGCACGTCCGATGAATTTTGGCGGCGTTTCTTTTTCATGTGGTTTGTGGAGCTAGGCCGCGGATCCGCCATCGCCGGCGGCGGCGGGGACCGCGGCGGCGGGTGTTGCCGATCGACCATCGCCGTCAGCGGCGGGGGTGGCCACCTGCGGCGCGTTGCCCGCGGCATCGCCATCGGTGGCGTCGTCGGCCGGAAGCACCCCGGCGCCGATGATGTTGCCCTTGGCGTCCTTGATCATTTCCCCCGAGACCAGCTGGCCAGCGGGCGCGACGATCGGGAGCATCGGGTCGACGTAGCCCGCGTTGACGGGGGCGCCGGTCTGCTTGAGCAGCTCGGCGCGGTTGATTGCATTGGCCAGCGCCGCGGCCGAGGTCGGGTTGGTAAGCAGGCCCTCGACCAGGTTGCGCAGGAATTCCTTGTCGGCCGAGGAATCCTTTTCGGCCAGCGGGGTAGCCTTGACCATCCCCTCAGCCTTGGGTCGATCGATGCCGACGGCGACGAGCAGCTCGGTGGCCGCAGTGGCGACCAGGGCGCCCTCGCGCAGTTTGTTCATCACGTCGACGGCGGCGAGGATCTGCGCGCCGTTGAGCGCGACGGCCGTCTGCATGGATCCCATCTGCCTGCCGGTCTTCTGCGCCTGCATCGCCGTTGCCAGGTCGATGCCCTCGGCGTCGGCCGCGGCCGCCAGCTCCTCAGAGGGTTGGGGCAGCGTGGGCTGGCTCTGCGAATTGCGCAGCCAAGGCGCGACGATGCCGATCGCCGCCAGCTTCTTGGTGTCCAGCTGCAGCTGATCGACCACTGCATCGGGATCCTGCCCGTTCTCGAGGCAGGCGCCGGAGAAGGTAAGTGTGGCATCTTCCATCCGCATCCTCTGGCCGTTGGCTTCCTTCTCGTCGTCGACATGAGGGAACGCCTGCCACACACACAGGTAGCGTAGGTTCTTCGGCCGGCGGCGAAGGATCTTGGCCAGCTCCCACAGCGGATTCGCCTGGGCGTACAGCTCGGCCTCGGTTTTGATGATGTTGACCAGCCGGAGAATCTTCCGCCGGCGGAGCCAGCCGCGCAGAGCGGTGATGCCGCGGCGGTAGACCTGGGCATCGAACCGCGCCGACGAGTAGTTGTGCTTGCTGGAGTCCAGCCGCACCGTCATGAGCGGCATGCCGACGGGCCGGCCGACGTCGCGCTGGCGCTCGGATCGATAGTCGACGTAGTTCGTCGCGGGCTGCGGGGGCTGCAGCGCCTGGGGCTTCCAGCCCGGGGGCATCGTCTGGATCTGCCGGCGCTCAATGTCGGCGATCTCGTTGACCTTCAGATATTCAGCGTCGGGGTGATCGGTGTAGAGCGCGACCGCGTAGTCGGCCGCCTGCCGCGCCGCGTCCAGGACCTGCGCGTCGTAGTCGCGCATGTCGGCCGTCGGCTGCAGGCTGGTGGTCAACCACGGCTGGCCGCGAGCCTGGCCCGGCTCGAGCACGATGAACTCGTGGATCAGGTCCCGCGCCGGCACCTCCACGAACCGGCCCGTGTACTGTTCGAAGACGCCGAGGATCTGATACTCAGCCAGGAAGTAGCTGATCGGCCGGCCCAGGCGGTTACGCTTCACACCCAGCACGACGTCGGTCGTCGCAGCGTGCTTCGGTGGCGTCGCCAGTCGGCGCGACTGCACCGCTTTGAGTTTGGTCTTGATCGGCCCGGGCTCGTCGAAATCCGTGACGATCTGGTTGATGAATTCACCGTCGGTCCACAGGCTCTTGATATCGAGCTTCAGCAGATCCGCCAGGCTCATCTGGCCCGCTGCATCGATGTTGTCGAAGGCATCGGCGATGACCTTCTCGAGGGCGCGGTTGTACTCGGGGTCGTCGCTGAGGACCTGCACCGCCGGCCCGTTGTCGCCGACGACGTCGTGGTTGTAGGTCGTGATCACACCCTCGAGCAGCGGATTATTGGCCAGCTCATAGCTGGCCCGGGCGCGGATCGACTCCAGCCCCGCGTCCAGATCGGCATTGATCGGCTGGCCTTTGGCGTGCTGCCAGTGCGCCTCGTTCAAGCGATCGGTCTGCGCCACTTCGTAGCGGCGCATGGTCCACGATTGAACCTCGGCAGCCGGTGCGGCGCTGCCAGCGAACACGGCCTGCTTGATCCCCCGGATCCAGTTTCGCAATCCCATTAGTCACACTCCGAGGAACGGGGGCGGACGTAGCGCGTTTTCATCGTGCGGATCCCGGTGCTGGAGATCTCCGCGTTAGTCTGACGCTGGCGCAGGGTGCTGATCATTCGATCGATCGATGCGCGATCGAAGTCCAAGCCGTCGGCGCCCGATCGTGAGTTGGGCACGGCGGCGAAAAGCAGCTGCGCCGACGTCAGCTTGGTGATCGCCGTGGCCAGGTCGCCGGCCTCTTGCGCGGCGACGGCCGCGGCGACGAGAGTTTTGATCGATGCGAGGCTCATGGAGCATTGCCTTCTTTCAACATGCGTTTGATCTGGCGGAGCACCGCCTGCCCGACCAGCTCCTGGTCCGAGGGGGCCTTGGTCTTCTTTGGCTTGGGGGCCTGGGGCTGCACCGGCGCGATCTCCGTCCACACGCGCCCGCAGTGACAACAGCTGCGCTTGGTGCTGGGCTCACCCCAGCGCACGGTGAGCTTCAACACGCGCGAGTCGGCGCACCCGCACGAGGGGCACTCCGGCCCGTCGACCTTTTCCAGGGCAAGACTCATCGCCGTTTCTTCCGCGCTGCAAACCAGCCCTGGGTCTCGGCGCCAGCGTCGGCGGCTGTCGTCTCCGGCTGCTCGAGTGGATCCGACGCGTCAGAGGAATGGGGGGCACGTGGCCTTCGCCGCAGCGAGCTCGGCGGCGATGGCTTCCAGGATCTGCGCTGCGCCAGATCCAGGGCCGCGCGGGCCATCGCCGCGCAGTCGAGCAAGTGGTTGTTGCGGTGGATCCGGCGAAAGACGGTGACCGTGCCGGCGCCCGGAACGAACGCGCTCTCTTGCTTCTCGGCGGTCAGATGCTTGGCCAGGCTCGTATGCTCAACCGCCTTTTCGACCCTGCACAACGTCATGGCGCCGGGCCGCTCGATCGGCATGGCCAGGCGATCGTGCACCCAGGCCTTGAGCTGGTCGGCGTTGCAGTGGCAAAGCCGCACGCGCTTTTTCGGCAGACGCACGACGTAGCAGCCTGCGCCGATGACCATGACGGTCTTATTGGTCTGCCGCGGCTCGCTATAGCCGCGCTGCTCTTCGCCAAAACCCTTTGTCGGCAGCCAGTCGGCGCCGCTCTCGGCGCAGAACTTGTAAACCAATTCAGCCCAGTTGCCGGAGTCGACGACGTGCAGATCTGCGTGGCGCGTCCCCTCCTCGGATTGCCAGCCCACCTTCGCCACTTGATCGCGGAGATCTCGCAGCGCCAACAGCATCGCCGGCTCGATGCCAAGCTCGTCGGAGGCAACCTCATGCTTGCCGTACTCCACGATGTGGGGGCTGCCGTCGGTGCGCATCGCCACGGCCATCCAATGCAGCAGTCGCAGATTCAGGTCGACGGAGAAGACGAGCCTCTCGGTGTCGAGCGGGCAAAATCCCGGCTTGTCGCCGCTCATGCGGTGCGTGATTGCCTGCCACTCAAGCGCGCTGATCTCTTCGGTCTCGCTGGCCGACGGGATCACCCACTCGGACTGGCAGATGTCTTTTTCCGCCGCGTCTTCATCCGCTGCGTTGCGCTTGGCCCATTCCTTCGTCGCGACGATCGACAATCGCTCGGGCCGGTGGATGCTGTTGACCACCGTCCAGCGGAAGCTGAAGGTGCGGGTTGGGGGCAGGGGGCCTGTCACCTTGCCATCGGCGTCGACGTCTTGGCCGCGGTGCACCAGCAGAGCGTCATGGTTGGCGGCGATCCGCTGCTCGTTCGACCAGCGGGCGCCGCACTCGGGGCAATAGAGCGCCGCCTGTTCCATCGCCTGGATTTCGTTCTCTGCATCCTGCCAGCCGTGGAAGTGCTCGCGCTCGGGCGTAACCCACTTGCCGCAGTGCGGGCATCGCAGCGCGATTCGGCTGCGCGTGCCGGCCTGGTACTCTCTCCAGATCTTCCCCTTGTCATGCGTGACGGTGCACTCGCCGTAGGTCTCGGCATCGCCGCCAAACGCCTTGAGCCGCCGCTCGAGCTGGGCAAACTTGTCGCCCTCGCGCGAGCTGCTCCCGACCTCGTCGAAGCCCTCGACCTCCGTCACCACCAGCTTCGGCGATGTGAAGTGCGATCGCGATTGATCATCGCCGCCGGCGGTCATGAAACGCAGGCGGGCGCCGTTGCGGAACTCGATCAGCGACACCACGCCGCCCTTGCTGCCGGCGCCGCTTTTGGGCAGCACGTCGTTAAAGTCCGACGCGCGAATGACAGGCAGCAAATCGACGTTCCACTTGTCGGCCGCCATGTCCTCAGACGGCACGCCAAACACGAGGGTCTCCCCGCGCTCAAACAGCAGGTAGCACAGGACGATCATCAGGATCAGCGATTTGCCGTCCTGGTTGGGGCCGGTCCAGAAGACGCGCTTCCATCGGCCGGTCTCCAACTCGGCAAAGAACAGCCGCGCCGCGGGGCTGCGGGCCAGGCTGAAGCGCTGGCCGGCGTAGGGGCCGTCAGGCAGGCGGATCTCCTCCTCGGCAAACCGGGAGATCGTGCGCACGCTTTCCGTGCGCATCAGCGCCGCCAGGTTGTTGAGGAGGTATCTCTCGGCTTGCATCGGGCTCGGGTCGGTGCAGGGCGGTGATCGCGCTCAGCTCGAAGTCGCCCACGGCGACGTTGAAGATTTCCGCGGCCCGCGATCCAAACTCTCGCGCCAGGATGTTGCCGGCACCGCGCATCGCCGCGATGCCGCGGTGCATGGCGGCGATCAACTCGGCGCGGTTGACCAGCTGCCCACGCTTCTCTGCCCGGAGATCCTCGGCCATGTCGGCGTTGGCTGCCCGGAGGCGCTCCAGGGCTGGCGGTGGCGCATCCTCCTCACCCCCACCCTCCCCTCGTTTGCGGGGCCCCAGCTCCTGGCGGAGCTGCTCAAGTCGGTACGCAACCAAGGCGGCGACGACCTCGGCGGCGTCATAGCGCAAATTCTTTCCTGCGCCTTGGGCGTGCAGCCGCGGTCGCAACACCGAGTCGAACTGCCGCGCCGACAGCGATGTTATTTGCGCGGCCTCGGATCGCGTCAGAGCAATCCTTCCCTCGATGGTGGTGGTGGAAGCCGGATTTTCGTTTTCCATGCGTGTAAGACTTCCGCGAGTCCCTTGCCCGCACAGGGGGGCACCCCCTAGGGAAGGACCCGACGCGACAGGGTGGCACCCCCGTTTTTACCCTGAAAATCGGGGGCGATCGCTAGGGCTGCTGGCATGGGATGATGGGCGCGTGCGCGTGTCATGTGGTCGCGTCCTGCACGACGTTGAGCGTACCGAGCTCCACCGTCCAGTGAACCCCGTCCTTGGTGCCTTCCACGTCGTAGCGGTAAAGGCCCACTGCTGCCGCAGCCGTCACAGCAGCCGACAGCGCCACGCTCAGCGCCCGCCCATCGCCGGTGGCCGTCGTCACGGTTGCAGTGCCGGTGAAGCTGTCGCTGCCGGCGGCGTTGTTGCGAATGTCGCGCCGCGCGGTGAAGGTCCAAGTCCAGCCATCGGACAGATCATCCGGCCACTCGGCGCCCGCCTCTCTGCTGACGGCGAAGGAGCGGCCGCCATCGCCATAGCTATCGCCGCGCACCAGGGTGCGGCTGCGGAACTGCATCACCGGCGCCGTGTAGACTTGGTTGTCGGTGAGGGTGCGCTGCGGGTTGCTCCATACGTCCGACTTGGCCTGCGAACTCAGGCTGGCCAGGGGATCGCTGCGCCGCATGTAGTCGGCCTCGATCGTCGTCGCTTTGCTCGCGGCCGTCAGTGCATTGGTCGACGCGGACGTGGCTTGTGTGTTGGCTTCAGCGGCATCGGTGGCAATGCCAGGAATCGCTGCTGCGACCTCGGCGATCGTCCCGGCAGCTTCTTGCGCATCATCGCCCACCTCGACCAGCGCGTCATGCAATGGCAGGCCGCCGGTGTCCCCAGGGAGGGCATCCGGCAGCGGCGTCCCGCTCAGACCTACGTTGGCCTGCAGGCTCGGCACGTGCTGGAAATCGACGGTGGTATCGGTGGTCTTGAAGATGGCCAGGTAGTCGTCGGCATTGCCCGTGCTGCCGCTGGCCAGGTCGTAGTAATACAGCCCGCCGCCGAGGGCGGTGGCGCTGCCGGCGGTGACCAGCGCCGTGCCGCTGCCCTTGCGGTAGACGTCGACCGTTACCGTCAGCCCGGTCTTGCCGGTCTTGCTGGCAGTGAAGAAGGCAAAGAACGTAATGGCAACGCTGGTGCGCTTCATTGTTCAAGCTGCTCGTTGATCGCGGCGATCTTCGCCTGCTCGGCTTGAATCAGCGCCTCGATTTCGGCGTTGGCGGTGGTCCGCTGCTTTTGCAGCTCACGGATCTTCGCCGACGCCGCTTCGCGCTCGGTGGTGAGCTTGCCGCGCTTCAGCGTCTCGGTGATCTGCTCAGGCGTGAGCCCGCTGGCCTCGATTACGCCGATCAGCCCGCGGACTTTGGTTTCTTCATCGTCTGTCAGTGCCATGATTGCTCCAATGCGTTACGCCGCGGCGTCGATGAACTCCTGCTGCTGCGCCTGGCTCATCGCGAAGTCAAACATCATCAGGTGCTTGTAGCTTCCGGCTAGAAAGCCGGTATTTGTCCCAACTTGAAAGATGCAGCCGAGCCGTATGTTCGGCAGCGTCATGCTTCCGCTCCCCACAACCTGAGACACGATCGGCGCCGCGTCCCGGTACAGCGTCACGGTCGTTGTCGATCGAACAACAGACACAAAAACCCATGCGCTCACCGGCCAGACATCCGCCACGACCGTCGCGTTTCCGGTGCCATCGGTGGTGGTAGCCTCGATAAGCGTCTGGTCCCCAAAGAAGAACGGCTTGACCGCCAGCACGTTCCGGGGCGTGTCGTTAAAGTTGTCCGCGCCGATGATGACGCTCGCCGTAGACTCAGCGTCCAACCGGAACCAGAAATTGAGCGTGAAGTCTCCGGTAAACACCTGCTCGGGCAATTCGATCCGGCCGTCAATACCGTCGACCGAGGCGAAGGGCAGCGGGTCATTCTGCAGCGGCGACGGCTCATTCCCGAGCGTGAAACCGCCCGCATAGGCGCCGTCAAATCCGTTGCCGAGATCATTCCCCACGTTGGTTCCGCTGGTTTCCCCAAAGGTGTAATAGCGGATCGGATTCCATGAGCGGATGTAATCTGCCAACGTCGTCGGCGTTGCGGGCTTCGACGGCGTCCACAGCTGCGAGAGGTTTTGCGCCAGGCCGTTCACTTGCCGGCCTCTGCAGCTCTGCTCAGCGCCGCTGCAGCCGCTTTGAGTTCAGCCTCCAGATTGTCCAACCGGCCATTCGCGCGGGTCGCATCTTCGCTGGTTTCCCGCATGCCCTTTTCGAGTTGATCGAGCCGCGTCACCACGTCACTCGGCAGCGTCGCTGGCGGCGGGGTATTGTCGGGCTCGAGGGTGGGGGCCAGCGCCTTGTTGCGGCCGGCTGCGGCGCGCTTCTGCTCAACGGTGAAAGGCAGGACGGTGGTGGCGTCGTTGGTGCCGACCAGCATTACGTTTTGCTGGGCGCTGCGGTTCCAGTTGCCGTAGTTGTTCTGGATCCGGTTGTACTTGAGCGTGACGCTGCAGGGGCCGTCGCGATCGGTGATCGTGATGCCTACGCCGCCGCCGTCGATCAGGTTGGTGTCGACCAGCGTGCTGTCGCCGCCGGCTTCGACGATCGCGGGGTGACCGTTGATCCAGGCGTCGGGATAGCCCGCCCCCTTTGGCTTGGCGCCCAGGAACACATTGCCGCGGATCGTGCCGTTGCGGCTCTTGGCCATCGGCACGCTGACGATCAGGCTATGGTCGTTGCTCTCCAGCGTGGGCCCGAAGCGGATCCGCTCCACGACGTTGTCGATGAGGTTCCAGCCGTCGCAGGCGCCCTGCAGCTCGAACGCCATGAAATCCGGCCCGCAGTCATGCACCCAGTTGTTGCGCCAGGTGCGGTTCTTATTGGCGCCCGAGTCGCCGAAGGCCTTAAAGCCGTAGCCCACCTCGCGCGCCTCGTTGTACTCCACCAGCAGGTTGGACATGTCGCCGATCCAGGTGGCGTAGTTGCATTTCTCCATCAGGCAGTTGCGGATTGTGACGTCCGAGCCGCCGTTGATCTCCACCGCCACGCCGGCGTTGCGGATCTCGACGTTGTCGATCACCAGGCCGGAGAGGTTGCCGTCGCGGCGGATCCCAAAGCCATCGCAAGTGAAGTTCTTGAGCGTGACGTTGTTGCCGGTGACTTTCAGCACGCCCGAGCCGCGGAAGATGGTTTGCCCGGGCACGCCGACGTAGGTGTTGCCGGCGGTGAAATCGCGGGCGCCGAAGACGCCGGCCGGGAGGTTGATCGTGTCGGCCGGCGCGGACGAGGCGAGCAAAAGCAGCAGCGCCGCGGCGGCGCACAGGATCCAAAGTCGATCGAAGGATTTCATGGGCGGGGTTCCTTGGGTTTGTCGGGGGGGCGCCGGGGCATCCGGTGGAAGCAGGCGCAGCAGGTCGTTGTGCAGCGATCGCAGCGCGATGCCGCCGACGGTGTCGAGCAGCACCAGGGCGATCCAGCCGATCACCAGGCAGATCGGGTAGATCGCTGGCATGTACTTTTCCCCCCACTGAAACACGAGGTAGGCCCCGCCCGTGCAGCTGGCCAAGCCCGAGACGCCGCCGGCGACGACGACATCAAACCAGCGCGTCTTATCGGTGCGGCCGAGGATCGCGCGGGCGCCGCCGGCGATCACTCCCACCAGCGCCATGAGCGCAAGGGCACTCTGGCCACTGTCTCCGACAGTCAGCATCGATCTCACCTGTTTGGCCGAGGCGTTGACGAGCTCGCGCATGCGCGCACGCGTGGGGAGGGGCGGGGATGTGGGCCGCTGGCTACGGCTGCGGCGGCGGCTCGGCCGACGTCGCTGCGGTTGGCGATGTCGCCGGCGGCGAGCTCGGCACGTCCGGCCGCAGGTCAGGATGGAGCTTGTCGAGCATATCCGCCGTCAGCACACCGGCTTCTGCGAGGGTGCTAAACGATTCGCGGTACGCTGCGAGCCGCGCGTCCCTGCTTTGGATCTGCTGAGCGTTGCGGAATTTCTGGTAAGCCAGCGCCACGCCGGTGAGGACGCTGAGGCTGCCGAGGATGACAACGCCGGCGGGGTTGCCGGCCGCGGCGGCGCCGCCGGCGGCGACTTCCACGCCGGCGACGATGGCTTGCGCGGTGGTAGGCGCCTTACCGGGCGCGGTCGGCGTGGTGGCGCTGAGGACCTGGTCGGCCAGATGATCGGCCGCGGCGCAGCCGGGGATGGCGGCCGCTAAGCCGCAGATCGTCAACAGCATCAGGCTCAACAGGAAGAGGGCAGCGATGGCACGTTTCATTTGCACTCCGGGTTGGGGCGAGGGCGGCGGGTCGGGTCCCAGTGCATCCGGTTCACCGGCGCACGTTTGATGTTCTTGAGGAACGCTTCGCGCCGCTTTACTGCGGCGGGGCATATGGCCGCGGGCCGATCAGGCTCGCGGCGCTGTGGCAACGGCTCCAGCATGGCTTGAGGGGGTTGGGTTCATCGGGCGCGAATCGCTTGAACAGTTTGGCCGACACGGCGGCATCTTCCTGGCGGTCCCACCAATCCAGCGCCGAGGCATACTCGGCCTTGGCGCCGCTGATCACCTGGCCACCGCATCCGCTGCAGCGGCCCGACGTCGGCGCCGGGCCCGCGATCGGGCCATGGTTGGCGCAGATGTGAAACTCCATGCGTGGTGCTCCTCACCAGGTTTCATCGTTGCAGCGGCGCAGCTCCACCGCGCCGTAGAGAATTTCAGTCGCGCTGCGGTGCGGCGCGAGCGGGTTGCGCAGGATCTCGCCGGCGGCGTCGGTGCGGTAGCGCTCGACGTAGCCCAGGTGGATGTCCGCGGCGATGGCCAGCGGCTGGCGCTGGCCGTCGAGCCAGACTTCGTAGAGGTGGCTGTTGCGCGAGCGGCCGGCGGTCCAACGCATGTACTGAGGCCTTCACCGCCGGGGATGGCGAGTGCCGCGGCTATCGGCGCCGCTGGCGAGGCTCGATCGACTACACACGTTCGGGCCAGTGCCAGGTGCCGGGCGCGGCGCCTGGGTCATACATCGCGCTCCACGCCCGGGCGGTATAGGCAAGGTCGTCAGTTGGCGGATGCAGCCCGTCAATGATGCACACCGTGTTAACGTCGTTGGGTTGATCGAGCAGCACGTGCAGGTTCTGACGCGGCCCTTCGAAGTCGCTTGTAATGATCGCGGCGCGGTGTTGGCCGCAATTCTGTGATTCGGTCGGCAGCACATAGTGGACGATGCGGCCGGGTGACGGCTTGGGGTTCATGGCGTTCTCGCGCAGATCTGCGCGTCGTGAATGACGATGGCCGCGGCTATCGGCGCCGCTGGCGAGGCTCGAGGAAAAAGCAGCTCGGCGGGCGCGTGTGAAGGCAATGCCCGCCGAGCTGTCGGGTAAGGAGGATCGGTTACTTCTCCTGGAGCGTCTTGCCCAGGTGCTCCAGCTCGCTGACCAGCTGCGGCTCGACGCCCCTTTTGCGGAAGATCCAGAAGCTGGGGCCGGTGGGGATCTCGTCGCTGATCGCGTCCAGGTCGCGATCGCCGAGGTATTCCTCAGCCTTGCCGCGCTCGACGCTGATGCAATCGAGGAATTGCTTTTGGGTGATGCGCCCGGATTTGATCAGGTCGAAAAAGCGGCGGGGGCTGATCGTCTTGATCGAGCCGCCCGCGCCACGCAGTTCGCCGCGGAAGAAATCCCCCTCCACGGCCGCCAATCCTTTAGCGGCCACGGCCTTCTTCAGCTTGTCGCGCTCGGGCCTGGCGAATTGCTTGGCCAGCTCCTCAGCAAACCCGATCACGTCGACGCGCACGTCACGGCCGACCTTCGGTACGTCCGCAGCAGGGGCGCTGTTCTCGCTCATGGGGGCCATCCTTGGCTTGGGGTGAGGGTTGGGTTGAGGGGTTCAGTTGTCCTGGATGATCGCGGCGATCAACTCAGCATCGGTGTCGCGCCCGGCTCGCTGTACGAACTCGAGCACGCGCTGCTCGGCGCGGGCGCGGATCCGCGACACGGCCGACTCACTCATTCGCAGCTGCTGCGCGACGATCTTCTGCGACGGCCCCCCGGGGCGTCGCAGAAGGTTCATCACGAGCTGCTGTTTGGCGGTGAGAATCATCCAAAGCCTCTACTACCCAGCGCGGACTTTACATTTCTTTACATCGGTCGGACGTGACTTCGGCGATAGCCCCATGCCCCCGCGGCACTTGAGAAAAATCCGGCGACTTTACATCGGCAGGCGCAAAGTCGAGCCGGCTGCGGGATCCGGCGGACGGCCGTCTTCGCTGAGCAGGTTGATACGCTCCTCGTGCTCAGCTCGTCGATCGGCAATGTGGCGGATCGCGGCGGCCGAGGGGCTCACCGGCCCGGTGAAGCACCGCCAATGTTTGGAGGGCAGGTTGTCCAGGAAGGCCTCCTGCCCGACATTCTGCGGCGGGCAGTAGCGGCTGGTGGCGCTCATGACGTGGCTGTGGCAATCGCGCGATCGCCGCGGCCACGGGTCGGCGTCGCTGTCGCTGGCGCCGTCGAGATCGGAGATGCTCGAATAGCGCACCTGCCCGGTGCAGCCGAGCATCCCTGGCGGCGGGAATTCAGCGCCTTCGTTGAAGGCGGCATCGAACCACGCGGCCGAGGGCACGCGCTGCTCCAGGCGCTGGCGCAGCGAGAGCACCGGCCGGCGCAGATCTGCCAGTCGGCGGGCGGTGAGGACAGCGATCACGTCGGGCCGGCGCAGCCAGGCTTCGCGCTCGGTCCAGGGCAGATGCCGGATGCGCTGCTTCCAATCTTCTTCGAGCGCGGCGCGGAGCTGGAGGGAAAGGGGGTCGTCGACGGTGGGGCGCAGCTGCGCGGCCTGGGCATCATTCAAAACATCGAGCCCGCCGGCGAGGTAGCGGCGCGGCCGTTTCGGTTTGCGCAGCATCATCGCTGGCGCACCATCCGTGCGATTGTGCATCCCGTGCTCCCATGTCCCGCGCTGCCGGCCGTCGCGTGAATGATTGCCCTGCGAACAGAAGGGGGCCGTCAGCGTCTTGCGCAGGGCCGATCATGCCACGGCAATGAGCCGTCGCAATCCAATATCGGCTGGGGCTACAATTTGCGTATGACGTCCAGGGATGGGCCTTGTGTGAGACAGGCAACCCCGCCGCGGGGGAAGCGCGGTTATCCCCGATCTTCGGCGATGACGATGTGGAGCGCCCGGCTGCCCGGATCGCTCTGCCGGTCGATCGATCAGCTGGCGTGCAAGTCGAAACTCAGCCGCAGTGAAATGATCCGGCGGCTGCTGCGGCAGGGGATTGGATCGCGCCGTGGCGTAGGCGAGTTAGGCCATGATCCTTCCAAGAGCAAACCAAAGCATCCCCACCAGCGCCACGATCGCACCGCCGCGGCCTAACAGATGCGCAACCGTGTTGTCGGAGGCGCTGATGTCGAACATCTTGAACCCGATGATCAACGCGATCGTGCCAGCAATGGCGACGGCGGCGCCAATCGCTTGGTGCGTCTTGCCGGCGCTGCGTCGGTGGGGGCCGAGGGGTGGTCGGTAGTTCCCGGCCTGAGCGACGGCTGGGGCGCCCGACAGCCGCCGCTTGCATGCGACGCAGACGGTGCGGTCCTCGTGCAGGCGCGTTTCTTCACCCGCCTGGATGGTCCGGCCGCAGGCCGAGCACATTTCAATTTGAGCATTTGCCATGTTGGCAGCCTCCCTGGCGAATTGCATTAAAAGCGCCGTAGACGCGTCGGAGGTGCCGTTGTACCAGAACCCGGCTGAGGCAGTGAAAACGCCCCAGCGTGGCAGACAGGCCGGGCAAGGGGCCGTAGGTGAACAGATGCCGTACTTCCTCGCCGGCGGCAGCGAGCCCACCAGGTTCCATTGACAGATTTACGTTTTATCGCCAAGCGTTTAAAACCGCTTCCGCGGGCCAAAAACGCGGGCCGCGGTTTGATCTGGGTTAAACATGCCGCCTGTGCGGGCGCGACACATGGATAGCGTGTCCATTTCAAGCCGCGCTGTTCGATCAGTTGTAAACCTTTGGGTGGACGCGGGCTGCGCTAGTTCGACCGCATGCCGGCACCAATGACAGCGCGCGCTGGGTCAACGCGCCTTCAATTGGCGGTAGATCCCGGCCAGGAGCATGAGCCCTGCTCCGGTGGCCATGGATGCCAGGCCGGCGCCGATGGCGGTTCCCGCCGCCGTGAGGATGAGCCACCGCGCCTCGCGGTAGCTGGTGGGGGAGAGGCCTTCGAGTTGGTTGATCTGCCGGCGGGCTTCGAAGAGCGCGATCAGGAGGATTAGCAGGCCGCCGGCGATGCAGAGTGTGCCGATTGCGTTGGCTAGGACGGCCGCAGCGTCGGCCAGCGGCGTATCGACTGGCGCCCGCGGCGGCGCGGGCCGGCGCGTGGCCGCCGCATTGGCGAGTTGCTGCAGCGGATTGGGGTTTGGAGATCGGCTCATAGCTGACGATGATAACGGCATGCCTCTGAAATGTAGGCAGATGTGCGCGGCCGGGATCTAACCGGCGGCGCTCTAAACCGCGTCCGGGTCGTCGCTCGTCAACTGCTCACCACTGCTGCTAAGGACGTAGAGCCCGCGGCTCATGCGCTCGACCCGCGTCCCGCTGCGGGTTTCAAACCGCAGATCCCTGAGGTGCCTGCCGCGCGTGCCCGGGCGCGGGGTGACCAGGATCGCGATCTCATTCCCCTTGCCATCGCTGGCCCTGAATGATTTGATGGCGTCGGCTTCTGGCATCGGACTCCTTTCCGTTCGGACGAGGTTCGCATGTACCTTTGCTGCACCGAAGCGCAGGCCGACCGGCTCGCGACGGCGGCGTGGATCGCCGGCTTCATCCTTCCCACCGTCGAGCATTTCGAGCCGCGTAACGCGGCGGTGGTCCGCACGGGCGTCAATCTTGCGGGCCTCGGCCTCCAGCGCGACGGGGATCTCCAGGCGCAGGCGCTTGCGATCATGCGGCAGCACACCCAGCCCAGCCCATTGACCACGAGCTGCACCGAGGAGCAGGCCCGCCGGCTGCTCGCCTCGCTGTGGCTCAACGGCTTCTCCGTGGCGTACGCGCCGCGCCGCGCTGTCAATCCCGCCGCAGGCGAACCGCGCTTCGAAGGCATCGAGATCCGCTCGATCACGTTGACCGACCCCGAGCACTTGACCCTTCCTGCGATGTCCGGGGTGCCGGACAGGCTGTGGTAGCGAATCCTCTAAACACGTCCTGAAAATCCATGTGTCCCCGGTTCGATCCCGGCCCTGCCCATTCGATAGTTAGACAACCAAAAGCCCTATCCGGTCCTGCCCCGTCGGCGCATCAGCCGCTCTGCATCGCCGAAGGGGCCGGTGATGAAGAGGTCCTCTTGGGCCAATGCCCAGGCGCAGATGTCCGGGTCGTGACCCTTGCGCACCTCTCCCGACGCCAGCCAGAGCCGGACGTGCTTTTTGCAGATCCTGAACTTCACGATAAACGCGGTGTCGACGAAGACGCCGTCACCGCAGCAGACGATGTACTGCATGCGGATCCTCCACACAGGGCGCCTCCATGCGCGGATTAAATGGAATAGAAGAAAACGAAAGGATTAGATTTCGCCGTCGGGCGCCAGCCGCGGGAAGCTGGGGGACGGCTCGCCGCTGGCACGCTTGCGGTCGTAATCGGCCTGCACCTTCTTCATCTTTGCGGCCAACTCGTGAATCGAGATCTCGGCGGTGGGCTCGTAACTTCGAGCGATGTCGGCGAGTTCGCTGAGGCAGATTCGCAGCGCGGGTAGATCGGCCGAGGCCCCCAGCCCATGCAGGAGGTGGGAGAGGCGATGCAGATCGAAGAAGAACATCTGCCACTGCATCCCGGTACGGCGCTTGAAGCGGTCGGCCATCACTTGGTTGTCGTCGACAGGAAGGCACTCCAGCTCCGGCGTGGCCGGCGGCTCGTGGGGGGTGAAGTTGATCAGGCGCGGCTTGGCCATTGATCAGTCTGAATCCACGTCTGTTGCTTTTCCGCGGTTCGTATTGGAAGACTGACGATGGTGTTAGGCAGCCTTTACCCGGCGCCTCTGCGCCCAGCGCTCGAGGACGCGGAGCACGACGTCGGACATCGTTTCGTCTGGTTGTCGCGCTGCCTGAAGCGCTTCGACAACTTCGTCCGGGACGCGCGCGGCGATGGTCTTGAGCGGCGCCTCGCGCTTGCGGGGACGGCCTACGGGATTGGGGGTCGGCGTCCGTTCCATGTTCCTGTTTATACCCTTTGGAGTGGCCATTGCGCAAGTCCTTTCTGATTTGGCGACGAGTTTCGTTAACAAATTGGTGAATTTCGCTTGCTAAACTCTGGTGGCGCGGTAACGTCTCGGGCCGCTGTAGCCCGGTAAGGGACCGGAGCTTGAGATGGATCGACAGCCGTGCCTCTTCGACTGCACCCCTGGAGGGGACACGGGAATGAATGCAATCGTCGTTCTGTCTCTCTACATACGGCGCAAAGATCAGCTCAGAGGTTCGGCACGATGCCACCTGGATTGGCTCGAACACGGACGGCGACGATCGCGGACCTTTGCAAGCAAGGCCGACGCCGAGATCTTCCGCGCGTCCCTTCGCGACGGCGTTATTCCCCCGCCCCCCGTCAAGCCCACCCCCGCGCCGCTGACCATCACCGACCCGAGTTTCAGCGAGGCACTCAACTCGGCGCTGAACCGATTCCACCTGCGCCCCGAGTTGATCGGCACCACGGCCAAGCACGGCGACGACACGGTCAAGCAGGTGAGGCGCACCTTCCGGCTGGCACAGATCCACACGCTGGAGGAGATCACCGACGATGCGGTTGGGGCCGGGCTGCGCAAGCTGCTGGAGATCGGCCGGGCGATGGGCACGGCCGGCCATCACCAGGGCTCGTGCAAGGCCTTCACCAGCTGGTGCGAGCGCAAGGGCATCCTGCCGCGCGACCCGCTGCGGGGGATGAAGCGCTTTCGCCCGTCGACCGACCCGCGGCATGTGCGCCGCGCGTTCACGATCGAGGAATTTGCCAGGCTGTTCAAAGCGACGATGGCCAGCGATCGCGACGTCTATCGGATCGCGCCCCGCGACCGCGCGATCGTGTACCTGGCGGCGCTGGTGTCGAGCCTGCGAGCCCTCACGCTGCGGAAGCTGCGCGTCGGGCAGTTCGACTTTTCCGATCCGGTGGCGCCGGTGATCTACGTCGAGGCGCGGCAGGAGAAAGCCAAGCGGCGGCTGCTCTGCCGGCTGCCATCGAAGTACGCGCCTTACCTGCAGGATCATCTCGCCGGCAAGACGCCCACCGCCGCGGCGTTCCGCATGCCCAAGAGCCGCTGCGACGTGGTGCGCATGCTCAAGCGGGATCTGAAATCTGCGGGGATCGATTACTGCAAGGTGCTGCGAGAGGAGGGGGAGCCGCCGCGCCGCGTCGACGTCCTGGACTTCCATTCGCTGCGCGTGACCTGGGCGACGTGGCTCGACGAGCAGGGGGTGGAGTTGAACAACCTGCAAAGTCTGATCGGGCATTCGACTCCCGAGATGACCAAGCTCTACATCCGCGGAACAGGACGCGGCGATCGGCAGCGCCAACACATCGAGAAGTTCCCGAGCATGCCGCTGGCGACTTCACAGCTGGAACTCTTCCCGAGCGCCGGCGCCGCCGGTTGAGAACAGCGAGCTTGGCAAAAATGGGCAGGGCCGGGATCGAACCGGCGACACATGGATTTTCAGTCCATTGCTCTACCAACTGAGCTACCTGCCCCCCGAGATTTCGAGTCGGAGATTCTATGGGCAGCACTGGCATTTGCAAGCCAGCGGCGCACGGTGGCGGCTACTGCGGTGGCTCGATGCGCACCACCTGCGTATTCACACCGCGGAGCACCTCCAGCACCACCGCTTCTCGCGGATGCTCCTTGCGGAAAAGCTCGTATTGCGACTTGAACTGATCCAGCCCTTCGATTTCAGTTTGATTCAGCTTGGTGATCAAGTCGCCGGTTTGCAGCTTGCCCGTCTGGGCCGAGCTGTTGGGCTTAATGAGCGCCACCATCACCCCGTCGGCGTCCGGCTTGAGCCGCCGGGCGTAGGTGTCTTCAAAGACGATCTCGCGCGTGGCAAAGCCGAGATCCTCTGCATAAAAGCGCTTGGCTTTGTTCGCCTGCCGCGGGCGCTCCTCCAGCACCACCTTCACATCGTGCGGCGGCTGATCCTTGCCGCTGAGGACCGACAGCGTCACCGTATCACCCACCTTCATTCGCATGATCTTGCGGGTCATGATCATCGGCGCTTCATCCGGCACGTCGCCGCGCTCCAGCGTTTCGCCATTGACCTTGACGATGACGTCGCCGCTTTTGAGCCCGGCTTTGGCGGCGGGAAATTCGGGGATCACATCGCCGACCTGCACGGCCGGCTGGTCCTTTTTCAGCCCGAAATACTCCGCCACGTCCTTGTTCAGCCCGCTGAGCTGCGCCACGCCCAGGTGGGGGATCTTGAGCGGGTTCTCCTTGGTTGGCGGATCGGAAATGCTCACCAGGAAATCCCGCGACGGCACAAATACCAGCGGCGGATCGAGCACAGGATTGAGCGAATCGCGCGGATCATCGCTCATGAACGGCGTGCCGTCGCGCTGGGCATGGACGATCCCTACGGCCTGGCCTTGGGCGTTTAGCACCGGCGATCCGACAACGCCAACGCCGCCGCCGGTTACCAACACCTGCGGCACCGGCCCGCGCAGCAGCGACGAGACGCTGGCTGTCGTGAGGTAGGGCTTGTATCCGGCATCCTTGGGGAGCAGCCCGATGGAATAGAGCGGATCGCCGACCTGTAGCGCCGCATCCTCGAATTTCAGCGCCTTCCAGTCATGCGATTCGGTCGCTTTCACCAGCGACATCCCGGTCCGTTCGTCGCGGCCCTGGAATTCAGCAGCGATCTCCGTCTCCTCGTCGCCGGGGATGATGATCTTGAAGTCGACCATCTGCGTATCGGGGAGCTGTCCCGGGGTGAAGCCGCCGGAGACCATCACCAGCCCATCGGCGCCGACCACCACGCCGGAAGTGAACAGTTCGCGCCGGCCAAGCTCGCCGTCGTACGTGAAGCGGACGACGACCAGCGACGGCGCGATGCGCTCATACAGATCGTGCGGCGCCACCGCATCGGCCGCCCGGAGATTCGGCGCCGCGGCGGCGATCAGCAGCATTGCCAGAAACAGATGTCGACGCATGGATACGCTCCTTCAGGCATTCACGCCCAAATGACCGCCGGCGGCGGGGGCGCGGGTGGAGTCCGATGTTGGAGGATCAATAGGTGATGTTCATCACCACGTACTGCCGGCCACGGCGGCGCTGCACTTCGAGGAAAACGCGCGTTTCCTTGTTCTTCACCGACTCGTTGTACATCTTCATCAGCTCGTCGATGTCGGTCACCGGCTTCTGGTTGATGGAGCGGATGACGTCATCCGGCTGAAGCTCCGCTTTCTGTGCTGGATAGCCGTTGCTCATCGTGGTGACCACCACGCCGGTGTCGTCGTCGAGCTGCCGCTCGTTGGCATATTTACGCGTGACGTCGCGGACGGTCATGCCCCAGGTTTTAAGCTCTTTTTCCTCGCCGATGGCGCCTTCGAGCTTTTGCGTCTTGGCGGTCAGCTCAAGGGTTTCGCGGCCACGGCGGACGCCGAGCTTCACGTCCTGGCCGATGGGGAGATCGGCGATCGCTTTCTGCGCCAGCGCCACTTCCTCAGGAAAGCGGACGTTGATGGGCTTGTCGTTGATGCTCAGCAGGATGTCCTGCGTCTTGACTCCCGCAACCGCCGCCGGGCTGCCGCGATCGACGCTGTTGACCAGGGCGCCTTTGTTCACGTCGATCTCGTAAAAGGTCTCCAGATCCTGCAGCGGCTTGAGATCGAGCCCCAGGTCAGCCCGGTCCACGTGCCCCTTCTTCTCATCCGTGGCCGTGGCCAGGATCTTCATGGCGACTTCTTTGACGGTGTTGATGGGGATGGCGAAATTCAGCGCCTGTCCACGGATGCCGCGGGTGTTGATCCCGACGATCTTGCCGTTGAGGTCCACCAGCGGCCCGCCGCTGTTGCCCGGGGCGATGGGGGTGTCCATTTGGATCCAATTGTTGAACTCACCCGTCTCATAGCCGTCAATGGTTTCGATGTCTGGATAGAAGGTGCGCTCGTTGTTGCTGACGATGCCAAGCGTCATCGTGCGCGTCAGCCCGAACGGCGTGCCGATCGCGATGACGTCCTGACCGATAATGAGCGAATCACTGTCGCCGAGCTCGGCGTAGGTGAAGCTGACGTTGCGGCGCTTGATCTCGTCCATGTCGATCTGCACCACCGCGATATCGGCCCAGTGATCGTCGCCGATGAGCTTGGCAGGCACGCGCTCCTTGTTGGCCAGCGTGATGTAAATCTCTGCGGCGCGTCCGGCGACGTGGAAATTGGTCAGGACATGCCCATTTTCATCGATGATGACGCCGGAGCCAATGCCGCGGACGAGGTTGCGCTTGCCTTCGGAATAAACTTCCTGAGCCACATCGATGCGAACAACGGTGGGGAAGACCTTTTGCGTGACCATCGCCACCGCTTCGGGCGTGGCGGCGGGAAAGGGGGGCTCAGCGGGTCCGGGGGCTTTGGTCGATGCGTTGAGCTGTCGTTTTGTCGCCGCACAGCCGCTGGCCAGCAACGTCAGGCACAGCACACACGCCGCAACACGGTGTAGGCTTGAATTCATGAGTGTGGATAGCATGCGCGATTCCTGTCGAAGTCGCAAATCCGGTTTGGTGTTTCACCGCATCGCCGCTAGGCTCCGCCGCCACCATGGGATTTGATTCAGGCTCCCTATCGTTCCGCCGCTTTGCCGTCATCGGCGACGCCCCGCAAGCCGTCGATCAGCAATTGCTGGACAAACTTTCCGAGCACGCCTTGCGCCCCGGCGACCTGGGCGCGCCCGAAGAGATCGAATACGGCTGGAGCGGCGGCCGGCACGTGCTGGATGATCAGTTCACCTTTGAGAACAACGTATTTGCCGATTCGTTGCATTTCGCGCTGCGCACCGACACCAACAAGGTCCCCTCCGAACTCGCCCGCGCGTATAAGCTGATGGAAGAAGACGTGCTTGCCAAAGGCAATCCGTCCGGCTTCATCTCGAAGAAACAGAAGAAGGACGCGAAGGACGTCGCGCAGCGGAAAGTGGATGAAGAGCTGCGCAGCGGCAAGTATCGGCGAAGCAAGCTGACGCCGATCCTGTGGGATCTATCCACGGGCATGCTGTACTGCAACGCGTCGATCAAGATCCAGGAGCAATTGCTGGAAATCTTCGAGCGCACATTCGGCCTCTCGCTTCAGCCGCTCTCGGCCGGCTCGATGGCGCAGCGGATGGCTGAAAGCAAAGGCCGCCGCCGCGACTACGAAGACGCGAGCCCGACCCGCTTCGCCATCGGCCCGGATGGCGAGGGTCAATCGGCCGAATACCCCTGGGTGGCGAAAGGCCCGGAAGCCAAAGATTTCCTTGGCAATGAGTTTTTCGTCTGGCTCTGGCACCAGGCGCAGTCGCACAGTGGCGTGATTTCGCTGGGAAGCAGCAACGCGTCGATCTTTTTCGACAAGTCGCTCGACCTAGACTGCGTCTTCGGCCAGACCGGGCGCGACGGGCTGCGCGGGGATGGCGTGACGCAGATGCCCGAAGCCGTGGACGCGCTGCGCAGCGGCAAGGTGCCGCGCAAGGCCGGCATCATCCTCGAAAGTTCCGGCGCGCAATACACGCTGACGCTCTCGGCCGAAGCGCTGGCGGCGGGATCGCTGAAACTGCCGAACGTGGAAGAGGCGGAAAATCCGCGCGTCCTGTTCGAAGAGCGGATCAGCATGCTGCGGGATTTCACCGTTGTGCTGGAGAACCTCTACGGCGCTTTTCTCAAGATCCGCTTCAGCAGCGCCTGGGAGAGCCAGGTCACGACAATCCGCCAGTGGATCATGCAGAGCCGCCGCGCCATCGCAACGGCGGCGGTCGCGTGAGCGTTCATCATCCCGTCGGGCGGCGGTTAATCCCCAATGAGATCACCGCCGCTGTCACCGGGGGCATCATCGTTGTCGTCGATGAGGTCTTCGCTGTTGTCGCCGCCAATCGTGACGCCTTCGGTGCGGGCGCTGTAGTCCAGTGCATCGGCGCCGGCGCCGCCGCGGATGGTATCGCGTCCATCGAAGGTGGCGTCGGCGATAAAGTGGTCGCTCCCGTCGCCGCCGTCGAGGCTGTCTTCGCCGGCGTTTCCGTGGATCACATCGTCTCCCGCGCCGCCGAAGAGGCTGTCGTTACCGCGGGCGCCCATGAGCGTATCGTCACCGGCATTGCCGAAGAACTTGTTGCGTGAGGTACCGCCGATGATCAGGTCATCGCCGCGCCCGCCGTGGATGGTTTCGATGTCGCCAGAAACGTCGTCGTGTTCGCCGGCGGCGCCGTCGTCGTCGGCGCTGTTCATGCGGACGGTGATGCCGCCGCTGCGCTGGGCATAGGTGAGGGTGTCCTTGCCGCTGCCGCCGGTCAAGACATCGCCGCGCTTGCCGCCGTCGAGCCGGTCGTTGCCATCCCCGCCGATGAGCGTGTCGCTCCCGCCGCCGCCGCGCAGCGAATCGCTGCCCGGTCCGCCGGCCAGCCACAAGTTAAGCGAGACACGGTCCGACGCCCGCACCAGGTCATCGCCGCCACGGGCGTCGACGAACAGCTCAGCGACCTGATTCAGCGGAATCGCCGTCTCCTGTCCATCGTCACTCACGACGAGATTCCCTCCGGCGACGGAGATGATGATCTCGTCGGCGTCGTCGGTTCCGGTGATGTTGACGGTGGATCCCTCGTGCACCACCGACATCATCCGGCGTTGTTCCAGCGGAAACAGATCCATCAGATTCTCTCCCGTATCTTCGGAAATAATGAGATTCTACCGCAGGGTGATCGCGTAGAAAGGATTGGACAGCCGCAGCACGGGCAGCGGATAGGCGCGGGAGAGGTCGATCCTTCCGGCGCCGGTGGTGATGGCCGAGCGGCAGGTATAGTCGTTGCCGGCGGTGATGCTGCCGAGGCGCTGGAACATCTCCGGCGACGCGTAGAGCATCCCCAGCGACGCCATCGAGAGTGCCGCCAGATGATTCGAATCGCTGCCAACCAGCTCGATGAGGGCGCCGGTGTAGTTGTCGAGCAGCGCGCCCAGCTCCTTCGGCGAAGCATTCATCACGGCCGGGCGGAGGCAGCGGGCAATGGCGCGCGCCGTGTCGAGCGTCAACGCGTCGTCGCGGCCCCACTGATCCAGCAGCACCGGCAACGCCCGCGGGTCGCCAAGCGCCGCCAGCCCATCGACGATCGCCCGCCGCGTCAGCAGTTCATCCATCGGCATCAGCGAAAGCCCGCGGCGGCGCTCGTTGTCGAGCAGCATATCCGCCGTGAACTGCGTGCTGCCGGGTCCGAGCGCATCGGCCGCCAGATCGACCGTCTCGGCGTCGCCGAGCAACCCCAGCGCCAGCAGTGTATATCCCAGCACCACCTCTTCGCCGGGCTGGTTGTTGCGGAGAATGCCCTTGAGCCGGTCCTTATTCGCTGGCGTCTGCGCCAGGCCCAGCGCCAAGGCGCAGGCGCAGCGAACGTCGAGCGCCTCGGTCGCCAGCTGAAGTTGATTGGCAAGATTGCCGCTTGCGTCCGGCAGTGCGGCGCCGGTCTCTGCTGAAACCCCGCCGGCGCCGAGCAACCCGTCGCCGTTGCGCCGCAGCGCCAAGCCAAGCCCCAGCGCTGCCATCGGCCGCGACGGAAACTGCATGAACCGCTGCAGGTCCATCACCCGCGACGACTGCGCCGAAAGCCCCGCCACCGGGCTGCCGGCGAGATACTTGTTGAAATCGATGCGGAATGAATCGTTGAGAATGATCCCGTCGTCGGCGCGGCCGACCAGGCCCATCCCGATCATGCGCGCCGGCTCTTCCGGCGGCATCGAAGGCTGATTGACGGGGATCGGCCGCTCGTCGGGCGCCACCGCCAGCCCGACGGCGCGGCCGCCGACAGCGGAACGGATGGCGTCCGCGGTCTCGGCCGACGGAGCCCCCGATTCAATCGCCGCCAGGATCGCGATCGTGCGATAGTCGTGCGCCAAACCGGTGACGCGCGTCCGGGCGCGGTTGTCGCGGCTGCCGGGGCGCCGCGGCGTTGCATTGGGCGCGTCGGCCGTCCAGACCAGCCGGAAATCCGGGTCGTTCGCGATCGCCGGCAGCGCCCGCGCCGATTCGGCCATGCGGATGATGTCGGTGATCATCCGCTGACCTTCCGGCTGATTCATGTCCCCCAGCGCCAGCAAGGCCTCGGCGAAGAGATCGCGGTCGGTCGTGGTGTGAACAATCTGCATTGCCAGCGCCTGTGTTGGCGGTGCCCGATGGATGCGCATCGCCCATAGCGCCAGACGGCGCGCCTCGGGCACCGTGGATTGCTTCACCTGCAACACCAGTGAATCCCAAACCGCCGCATCCGGTTCCGGCTGTAGCCCGATGCACAGCGCCCGGCCGATCATGTCGCGCGGGCGGGTCGCCGAGCGCGAGAGGAACCGGCTCGCGTCTCCCGACTCAAGCAGGCCGAGCGCCGCCCATGCGTTGATGGCCGTGGTGTCATCGCTGTCGTTGATCAGGGTTTGCAGGAGCGTCGCCGCGCGCGGGTGCTGCACCAGCCCCAGCGCCAGCGCCGCCTGCGCCCGCACCGGCGCCTGCCGCGATCGCGCCGCCTTCTCCAAGGCGGCCGCCACGTTGTCTGGCAGCTTGCGAGGGTTGATCAGCTTCTTCGCCGCATCCCTGGCGGCTTCGGTGTCAGCCGGCTCCGGCCAGTATCGCTCGCGGTTTGCTTCCCACCATTGCAGCCATTGGCTGTCGCGCGTGACCTTCATCAGCCGCCCGTCGAGCCGGCGATCCGCGTCCGGCCCATTCAGCGACGGCGCCAGCGGATCACCGCCGGCATCGTTCCACCCGATCCCCATCCGCGGTTCGCTCACGATTCCGCGCCCCATCGACGGCGGCAGGGCAGGCGGCTGCGGCAGGTTCACGCTCGGCATCTGCGCCGGCGGCATCGTCGGCGGGGCGCCGCCGGGCATGGCCGTCTGCGCGACGGCGGCGGCGGTCAGACCGATCAGCAGTATGGTGATTCGCAGCCAGGTCCAGGCGGAGTTTCCACGCATACGCACCTCCGTGCAGGCAACGCCACTTTATCATGACAGGAAACGCCGCCAACTGTTAGCAATTCCACAAAAAACTGGGATCGCGGCATTCGGTCGTATCGGGAGGTGCGGGGTGAATTGTCTTCAGAGCTCCGCGACGTGTGGCTCCAGCAGCGTCCGCAGCGCCTGCCGAGCGCGGTGGAGGCGCGTTTTCACGTTCGCTTCTGAACAGCTAAGCTGCTTTGCCGTCTCGGCCGTGTCGAAGCCTTCGATGTCGCGGAGCATCAGGACCGCGCGATACGATTCGGGTAATTGATTAATGCAGGCGCGGACGCGCTGCTTCAATTCGCCGGCCGTGAGGTCGTCGATGGCGCGATGATCCCATGCCGGCTGACACTCGATCCGATGGCCGGTGTCGTCGAAGTGGGGGAGCAGTTCGTCGATGCCAGTCTCCGGTCGCCGCGACCTCGAGCGGAGCTTCATCAGGCAGCAATTGACGGTCACGCGGTGCAGCCACGTCACCAGCCGCGCATCGCCGTCGAAGCTGCCGATGGCCCGGAATGCGGAGATAAACGCATCCTGAACCGCGTCGTCTCGATCCTGCTCACACGGCAGGAACCGCCCGGCCACCGCGAGCATGCGCCCGCCGTAGGTGCGGACCAGCGCTTCGTACGCCTCGGCATCGCCATGGCGCAGACGCTGCACCAGCGACCGTTCTTCCTGAAGATCGAATCCGGCGGCAGTCATAGATCCTCCAAGCCCAATGCCGCGGCCAGAAACCCTGAGCAGGCCGCGATGTGAATTCCCTGTTGGATGAGCGCGCCAAGCAGCGCAATGCCCGCGTCGTCGGCGAAGCTCACGTCGGTCAGATCAAGGCTGATGCGTCGGTGCGAGACCGCGGCGGCATCGATGGCGCGGCGGGTTTCGTCGATCCATGCCTCCCGCAGTGTGCCTTCCAGCTTCAGCACGGCGACGCCATCCGAAAATCGAGGCGTGATCTTGAGCATGGTCCTTCCCTCTCAAGCCACCCGCGCCTGCCGCGGAAAACGAATCACACCCGTCGCGTTGATCTCGCTCATAACCAGGTCCCTTTCGCCCACACGTCGGGGGATGCGGGGGACTTAGCGAGGGATGTGCCACGCCAGCAAGCGGTGAATGCTCCTGTCGGTAAGACTCACGAAGTGAAAGACTTACAGCAGTGGCCGGCGAATGGGTGAAGGGGGATTTGGCGCGGCTTCACTCACGAAATATCGTGGAGATCACGAACCTTCGTGGCGGCACTTCGTGAGCGGCGTTGCGCCGTGGGCGGCGGGCATGACGGCGGCCGCTGTCCTCGGCGGCTGCTACACAAATGCGGCGGAGCACTTAACTTGTGGTGCCGGAGAGGGGCTTAGCAATGCCGAGCTTTTTAAGCCGGCTGCGGAGGGTGTTGGGGTGAAGCTCGAGCACTTTGGCGGCGCCGCGGTCGCCGTCGATCACCCAGTTGGTGCGCTGCAGCACGCTCAGCAGGTGCGCTCGCTCCATTGCTTCCATCGACTGGCTCGTCGGCTCGTTCGCTGCAATATCAGGCGCCGCCGGCGGGGCAGTTTGCTCGGGCTCGATCTCCAGGATCGGCTCAGCCGCCAGGATCGCGGCACGCTCCAGCAGGTTCTCCAACTCGCGGATGTTCCCCGGCCAGCGATAGTCCGTCAGGCGCTGCATCGTGGCGCGGGTCACGCCGTCGATCCGCTTGCCGAAGCGCGTGCGATAGCGGTTCAGCAGGAAATGCACCAGCAGCGGAATATCCGCTTTTCTCTGGCGCAGCGGCGGCAACTGAAGCGGAAAAACGTTGAGCCGGTAGAACAGGTCCTGCCGGAAGGTTCCTTCGCGAACCGCTTTGTCGAGGTCGCGATTGGTGGCGGCAATGACCCGCACGTCGATGCGGATTGGCTGCCCGCCGCCGACACGCTCGAATTCACGTTCCTGAAGGACGCGCAGCAGCTTGGCCTGCACCTCCAGCGGCAGCTCGCCGATCTCATCAAGAAAGATCGTTCCGCCATTGGCCAGCTCAAAGCGGCCCAGGCGACGCGCGATGGCGCCGCTGAAGGCGCCGCGCTCGTGGCCGAACAGCTCGCTTTCAACCAGCCCGCTGGGCAGCGCCGCGCAGTTCACTTTGATCAGCGGTTTATCCTTGCGCGTCGAGGCGTTGTGGATGGCTCTGGCGATCAGTTCCTTACCGGTGCCAGTTTCGCCGCAGATCAGCACCGATGAATCGGTCGGCGCCACGCGCGCCACATTCGCCAGCACGCTCAGCAGCGCCGGGCTGCGGCCGACGATCTCCTCAAAATTATGCGCCTGCTTGATCTCTTCCTGCAGGTATAGATTCTGCTGCTCCAGCCGCGCCTTTTCCCGCTCCATCAGCACGCGCTGGGTGATATCCACCAGCATCGTGCGCGTATGTTTCCCATCAGGCTCCGGCCGGGACCACCACTGCACCCACAGCGGCTTGCCGTTGTCCTTGCGGCGAAGCTCCAACTCTACCGATGCGTACGTCGTGCCGTCGCGCTTCATTGCTTCCAGCGCGTTCATCACGCGCTGCTTCATCTCCGCCGTCGGCGCCAGCAGATCCAGGCCATAAGTGCTGGTCACTTCCTCGGGCTTGATCCCCAGTAGCAGCTGCGCTGAGTGATTGGCACGGACGAAGCGCGAGTCGAGGTCTTCATAGATGTAGGCAATCGGCGCCTCTTCATACAGATCGCGATAGCGCCGCTCGCTGTCGGCGAGTTGCTTGTCCATCCGCAGCCGCTGCAGCTCGGCCGCGGCTCGGGCGGCGAAGATGCGGAAGATGTAAAGCCGCCGCGGCTGCGCCGGCATCGGCTGCGGATCGAACACCGCCAGGTGGCCCATTGTCGAGCCGTCCTTGTCCAGCAGCGGCACGCCCAGAAAGCTCTCGGTCTGGAGATTGACCAGCCCGATGTCCCTGGGGAAGCGCTTTGAAACGCCGGAGGGATGATGGCATAAGTTGCCGGCGATCACGTCCTGACATGGCGTGCCGGTCAGATCCCATTCCACGTTGGCGGCGATGTGATCGCCTTTCCAATATGCCAGCGTCCGCACGTGCCCATTGGGAAGGAATTCGGTCACGAAGGCATACTTGGAGCCGACCGCTTTGGCCAGGTGTTGCACCAGCGACTGCAGGAACGCTTCGCCGACGCGCTCGGCCGTGCCTTCGAGGATGGCTCGCAGCGCCGAAAGCGCCTCATCGGGGGAATCAATCGCAGGAATGGTATCGGCCGGCAGAATCAGCGGCGCATCCGCCGGCGGCGAATTATGATGCTCGGCTCGATTCATGACCCCGGTCTCATGCTGATCGGATGGTAGCCCGCGAGGAGTATACCAAACCGTGAACCCGGGTGCAGCAGCGATGTCTGGCCGGCCCGCGGTTACGCCGCCGCCAGCACCTTGTTCATCATCGCGATATTCTCATCGACTTCTTTGGTGCTGGTCATGCCGATGACGATCGCGTCGATGTCGGGGTTGCCCATGGCAAAGCGGATCGATTCCTCGCGCTTGGCCGGATCCCGGATCAGGCCATTGCCGAAGATCTTCATGCCGATCACGCCGCGGCCTTTGTCATGCATGGATTTGATTTGATCCAACACCGGCTGCACTGGATTGACGCTCTGCGCATTCCAGCCGCCGTTGGGTCCATCCATGATCAGCCCTTGCGGATTGATCCGTACCAGGTGCATGTCCGGCCACGGGCTGGCGTTGGCTTGCACCAGCGCGGCCATGCTGTGGCACGACACCCCGCGGGCGCGGATCCACTTCTTTTCCTTGGCCTGGTCGTAAACATCCAGCATCGCTTTCCATTGCTCAGTCCAGTTCGGCTCGGTGCGGCAATGGACGAGCAGGCTGTCGATGTAGTCGGTATTGAAATTCTTACGGTGCCGGTCGATCTCGGCCATCACATCGCGATAGTCGCCGGGCCAGATCTTTGACTGGATATAGAGCTTCTCGCGCGGCGTGCCTTTGATCCCTTCCTTGATGGCATCGAAGGTCGAGTAGCGCTGGGCGCAGTCGATGTATGTGATGCCCTGGTCAATGGCGTGGCGGATGACTTTCACGAAGGCGTCTTTTCCCGGGGCGAGGTTGTCGCCGCCGTTGTTCACGCCGGTGCCAATCCCAAGCCGGCTGAGCTTGATGCCGGTGTTGCCGAGCGTGACCAGATCGGCCGCCGTTCGCTTCGTCGCGGCTTGCGCGGATGCAAACGGCGCGAGCACGGCCGCACCAGTCAAAGCAGCGGCGCCGCGAATGAAATGTCGACGGGAAAGGGAAGGCTGGTTCATAAGCGATCCACCTCACCCCTCATCATCCGCTTGGCCAGCCGCAATGGCAAGCGCGGGAATTTTCTCCCGTGATCTGCTCGCTTTTCCGCCCAAATTTCTTTCGAATCGCACCGGCCGGCGGGTATATTGGGAGCGATCCAGCAAAGGTGGGATTTCCATGAAGCAATGGTGGATGGCGGTGGGGTTGCTAGGGCTGCTGGCGTCAATGGGTTTGGGCGATGTCGTCACGCTTAAGAATGGAACTAAAGTCGAAGGCATCGTCTTCAAATTCGACACAGAGTACCGCATCAAGCAGGCCGATGGGGTGATGAAGACGGTGAAGGTAAAGGATGTGGCGTCGCTGACGAAAGGCGACGCAGCGCCCGGCGCCGCAGCGTCCAGCTCCGACGACCCGCCGCCGGCGAACGTCTCTCCAGCCATGCTCGCCGCCATCGCCGCCGCCAAGCAAGCCCAATCCGCCGACGAAGGCGTATCCATCTGGCAGAAGTTCATCGCCGCCAAACCCGCCGCGCTCGAGCTGAAGCTGGCGCAGGACGAACTGAACCGCTGGCAGAAGCGGGTTGATGACAAGCTGGTGATGTATGATGGGCAGTGGATGACCGCGGCGGAACGGGATCGGTTCACCGAGGCGCTGATCCTGGCAAGCTGGAGGCGCGCAAACTCCTGGGCCTACAAGCGGATTGACAACGCGATCCAACTGCTCAATCGATATCCCAAGAGCTTTCAAGCCAGCTTTTCCGTTGGATTTCTATATCTGACCAAGGTCGACCAGCACGTCGCTCCACCTCCCGGCGATCCTTATATCCAGGGATACTCGGATCGTATCTACGAGGAGTGGATCAACGCCGCCATCGTTGCGCTGAATCGGGCCACATCGCTGAATCCCGATTCGTACGAAGCTTGGTCGGAGCTCTCATCAGCGTATCGGCATAAGTGGAAAATCGCGGAAGCCCTCGACGCGGCCATCAAAGGCTACAAGCTCCATCCCGACGGCGCTACGCTGTTGGCGATTCAGGGGGCGATCATGGATGGCAACAAGCTGATTGGGATGAAAAAGAACTCTGCGGGCTTTAAAAGGCAATTGGATGCGGCGACGGCCGAGTATGGGCAAGGTAAAGACGCGTTTTTCGACATGCGTTATGCGCTGCAGGCCGTCCGGCAGATGATCCCGTCGCCGCCGCAGCGTGCCGAGGGGCAGGTTAACCTCGGCGTCGGCTTCCTCCTTACCGAGAAAGGCCATCTGCTCGTTCCGAAAAGCCTCTTGCAGGAAGATTGTGATGTGTGGGTTTACATGAAGGATTGGTGGCTCAAGCCTGCGGTCATCCTCGCGACCGATCCGGACCATGATCTGGCGCTGTTGAAAGTGGAACATCCGTTGCCGCTGCCGTGCCTGAGGTTGAGCGACCAATCGTCTGCGCAGCAGGAGAATTCCGGGAACTTCCGGACCTATCGCTACGAATCGAATATCCGCTGGCTGCCCGCGGGTCTTGAGATTGCCGACGGAAGCATCAAGACCGAAACCGAGGCAATTCGTCAGGGCGCATTTCTCGTCACAGCCAGGAAGGGAGTCACGCAGATGGCCACGGGCAGCGGCGGGCTCCTCACCTTCATTGATGGTGCTGTGATGCGGTCGTTTGTCGACGCCAATCGGGCTCAATTGAAAGGGGTGAGCGAGGGACCCAGCCCGCAAAATGAGCCGCGGGAGGGGATCAATGCACGCGACGCAACCGTGCTGGTTTTCGTCACGAAGAAAGGTTCGCCGGCACCTCTGCAGAATTCGGCCACGCCCACGGTTGCGCCAGCCATTTTTGCCGAGTAAGGGAATATACTTCATGGTGTGGTACTGATGCAGAAGATAGGCCGAATCATCCTCCTCGTCGTTGTTCTAGCGCTCCCAGCTCTGACGCACGCCGACACCGTCAAGCTCAAATCCGGCCAGTCGGTTGAGGGCGTGGTCATCAAGTTCGGGAACGAATACCGGATCAAGCAGGCCGATGGAACGACGCGGACGGTGGCCGAACGGGACGTTGCCTCAGTCAGCAAGACATCGCCCCCAGACACTGCCGCACCTGCGTCCATCACTCCTGCTGCGCTCGGTTCGGTCGCCGGCGAAGCCGAGCCGACCGACCCGACAGAACGTGAAGCGTTCAAGAATGCCTTGATCTTCTCTCAGATGCGTCCCCCACTGAATCAATGGCTTCAGAAGCGGGAAGACGAGACGCTGAAGTTGCTGGCCAAATATCCGCGGAGCTTTCTCGCCAACTTTGCGGTGGGATACTACGTCTTGAATAACGTGCGCGAGCATCCCGTCAAACCGCCAGGGGCAACGACCCAATGGCAGGCCGACGATCTGCGCAAAGCCGGGATGTTGGATACGGCGATCAACGCGTTGAAGCGCGCGACATCACTCAAACCGGATTCGTATGAAGCCTGGGCCGAACTTTCCACGGCGTACCGCCTGAAGTGGCGCGCTGCCGAGAGCCTAGATGCCGCGTCAAAGAGTTACCAGTTGCATCCTTCAGTGGAAACCGCTGCTGCGGTTCACCGGGCATCGAACGACGCCTCCATTGTGTTCGAGAGGTCGAAGAATGCGGCTTTGCAGCGGCAGATGGACAAAGCCATAGCCCAGCTGGGCACCTTCAATGAACAGAGCGTTCAGGATCGTTTCCCGCTCGATGAGATTCAATCGCTCATGCCGCATCCGCCACAAAAGGTGATCGGGCAATTGGACGTCGGCGAAGGTTTCATTCTGACGGAAAGCGGGCACATCATCGCGCCAAAGTCGTTGCTGAAGGACGATGCCGATGTCTGGGTGATGGTACGCTATTGGTTCGTCAAGCCCGCCACGGTAGTGGCGCTCGATGAAGCCAATGACCTGGCGATGCTGAAGGTGGATCACAGCTTACCTTTGCCATGCCTGCCGTTACTGACCAGGGATCTTAGTTCAGTCCGCAATTTCGAATTTCAGCGATACGCCTGGGAGGCGACGCAGAGTGGTTGGTCGACGTTGACGGTCAGATCAGAAGATCGAACGCTGGAGCATCCTGAAGGGTTCTTAAAGGGGATGGTCAGTTACTCGCGGATGAATCCAGGCGTGGCAGCCATCGCGACGGCGGTATCGGGCAATAATCTTCAGCTTATCGAGGCCAAGACCATACAATCATTTATTGATGCGAATAAGGAAAAGCTCGGCGGATCCATCCCCGGAGGTTCGTTAGCGAGCCGCCAGACGGCGCCGCTGAGCCTGTTTGGAGATGTCACGGTGCTGATCTGGGTGACACAGAAAGGTTCGCCTTCCCCGGCAGACAATCCGCGTGAGATGGCGGCTGAGACAGGCGGATAGTGCAAGGACAGTTGCTGGTGCGGTGTACGGATGAAGTTTAAATCCCTGTTGATCATCGTGGTCCTCCTGATAGCGGGTGTCGCGCACGCCGACACCGTCAAGCTCAAATCTGGCCAGTCGGTTGAGGGCGTGGTCATCAAGTTCGGGAACGAATACCGGATCAAGCAGGCCGACGGGACGACCAGGATCGTGAAGGAAGCGGATGTGGCGGCGGTATTGAAAGGGGGCGCGACGGCGACGGGCGGAGCGCCCGATGCCGCAGCACCCGCGGGAGCTACCGGAAATTTCGCGGCGACCAAGGCTCGCGCCGATACCGTTGACGTGCCGCTGGTGGCCGTCACGCTTTGGGAAAAATTCATCGAATCCAAGCCCAGCACCGCCGATACCGCCGCTGCCAAAGCGGAGCTGGAAAAGTGGCAGAAGCTTGCCGACGACCGCGCCGAGCGCATCAACGGCAAATGGATCGGCGGCGAGCAGCGCCGCAAGCTGCTGCATGATGTCGAGCAGTTGTGCGCCCAGGCACGCGGGCAGCTCGAGAGCCAGACCCTCCAAGCCATCGATAACTACGAAAAGGCGCTCAAGCTCTATCCCAACTGCTTCGAAGCCCACTACGCGCTTGGCTATTTCTATCTCAGCAAGGGCGCCCCGACCGGCCCAAACGCCCGCGGCAATCTTTCCGAGCTCGACCGCGCCATCCGCTCGCTCGAAGCCGCCGTCAAGCTGCGCCCGGACTCGGCCGGCGCCCTGAGCAACCTCGCCGTCGGCTACAGCCTTCGCCAGCGCTTCGAAGAATCCGTCCTCACGGCATATAAAGCGGCGCGCATCGAAGACAACAAGCCGATCGTCGAAAACCTCGTCAACTGCATCGTCGTGGCCCCGCCGGGCTTGCAGACCAACAACCGCCGCGTGCAGCCGATCATCGAGCAGGCCGCCGTGCTGGCGCGCAAGTATGGCATCAGCCCCGCCGGCACCGGCAAGTTCCGATACCTCATCCCCGAGGCGCCTGCCCGCGATGACCAGGCCATCACCGAAGCCGGCGCGCCCGGCGTCGTCGGCAACGGCAGCGGCTTCCTCGTCTCCGCCGACGGCTACATCATCACCAACAAGCATGTCGTCGAAGATAAGAGCCGCATCTATCGCGTTCGATTCGACGATGGCACGGAAAAGGCCGCCGAGGTCGTCGCGGTCGATCCGTCGATGGATGTGGCGATGATCAAAATCAAACCCGACAAGCCGCTGGCGTATCTGAAGCTCGCCGCCGGCGAGCGGCCCAACCCCGGGGCGCTGTGCATGGTGCTGGGCTATCCGATCGCGTCACTGCTGGATTACCAGATGCAGGTCACCAGCGGCGAGGTGACGTCCGTCAGCGAGATTGACGACTATCAGGTCACGCTGACCGCCAACACCACCCACGGCAACAGCGGCGGCCCGATCGTCGACCGCGACGGCAACGTCATCGGCATCCTCAGCGCCGGGCAATCCATCTTCAACGCCACCTACCTCAAAGCCATCTCGGCCGCCCAGATCCGCTCGTTCGTGAATACGATCAAGGACAAGCTGGCCACGCCGATCGAAACCGGCGCCGCCGCCCCCGGCGGCACCTTCGACGGCGAAAAACTCGCCGCCGAGGCGCGCAAGGCAACCGTGATGATCATCATCCTGCGGGGGGATCGGGAGGGCGCGGAGTAAGATTCTCCCGCCCAAGACCCGAAGACGCGCAAGAGACAAAAAACGCAGCGGCCGGAGACCAGAACTGCCCGGGCTGCAAAGGCGTATCCCGCGCAAAAGCCTCATCTGTGTCATCGGTGGTTTCTCTTCGGCCTCCTCAGCCAAATCGCTCCGCCGCCAGCCTGCCAAGCCGCGGCGAATCTGCTATGATTTGCCGCTGTGCCGAAGGAAGCAAAAATCTCCAGCCCCCGCATCGCCAACCGCCGGGCCATGCACGACTACTTTATCTCGGCCAAGCTCGAGTGCGGGATGGCGCTGGTCGGGACAGAGGTCAAGAGCCTGCGGCTGGGGCACGCCCAGCTCACCGAATCGTATGCGCGGGTCGAGAACGGCCGGCTGGTGCTCCATGGCTGCCATATCGATCCGTACATCAAGGCTTCGGCACAAGCCAACCACATTCCGCTGCGCGAGCGCTACCTGCTGGTGCACAAGCGGGAGATCCGCAAGCTGGAAAACGAGCTCAAGACCCGCGGCACCACCCTCATTCCCCTGGCCATCTACTTCAAAGACGGCCTCGCCAAGCTGGAACTGGGCGTGGCGCGGGGCAAACAACAGCACGACAAGCGGGATGCCATTCGCAAGAAAGAGCAGGACCGCGAACTGCGCCGCGAGATGAGCCGGCGGATATGAGGGAAGATTAACGGTTCCAACCCGCGTCATGGTTCGGTCCGCAGTTGGGTGCTATGATCAGCACGATGGACCCGGTGGCCAACATGAACGCGCTCAGCAATCAATTCCGGCGAAGCGTGCGGCATCAGATTGATTTGAATCAGCGGCGTTCGCCAACGGAGCGCGTTCTCGCGTTATGCGATTTGTTAGACTTCGTACCAGAAACGGCGCCAAAGGATCCTGAGGCTCAGGAACGTCGCCGCCGCGTGCTGCGTTCGCGACAGCGTGAAAGAGAGCAATGGCGTGCCGAATACCGACGACTCGCTGCCCGCCAGCGGATCGACACTTCGAGCGGCGATTAGAACGCTGATTCACGCAACCTATCCAGCCAGCAATCGCTTGAATCTTAGCGTTCAACCCCCAAACTAACGCTTTTGAACCAACGCGCAACTTGCGACCAACGCCGCAAAGGCAAAACGAATGAGTGATGAATCCGCAAAACCGAACGAGACCGACGCCACCAACCTCGACTTCATCCGCGAGATGATCGTTGAGGACATCCGCAAGGGCAAGAACGACGGCCGCGTGATCACGCGCTTCCCGCCGGAACCCAATGGCTATCTGCACATCGGGCACGCCAAGAGCATCTGCCTCAACTTTGGAATCGCGCAGGAGTTTGGCGGGCGCTGTCATCTGCGGATGGACGACACCAACCCGGTCAAGGAAGAGCTCGAGTACATCGAGTCGATCAAGTACGACGTGAAATGGCTGGGCTTTGACTGGGGCCAGCACATGTACTTCGCATCCGACTACTTCGAGCAGATCCTCGAATGGGCGATCCTGATGATCAAGGCCGGCAAGGCGTATGTCGACGACCAGACGGCCGAGCAGATCTCCGCCTCCCGCGGCACCCTCACGGCCGGCGGGCGCGAAAGCCCGTTCCGCAATCGGTCGGTCGAGGAAAACCTCGACCTGTTTGACCGCATGATCCAAGGCGAATTCCCCGACGGCTCGCGCACGCTGCGGGCCAGGATCGACATGAATTCGCCGAACTTCAACTTGCGCGATCCGGTCATGTACCGCATCCTGCACGCGTCGCACCCGCACGCCGGCGACAAGTGGTGCGTCTATCCGATGTACGACTGGGCGCATGGCGAATGCGACTGGATCGAAGGCGTGACCCATTCCCTCTGCACGCTCGAATTCGAAAACCATCGCCCGCTGTATGACTGGTTCGTCAACACGCTCCGCGAGCTCGGCGTCAAGCCCCGCGGCAGCGCCAACGGCGGCGAGCCGGTGCCGTATCGGCCGCGGCAGATCGAGTTCGCACGCCTGAACCTCACCTACACGGTCCTCAGTAAGCGCAAGCTCCTGGAGCTGGTGAAGGGCGGCCATGTCAGTGGCTGGGACGATCCGCGGATGCCCACGATCAGCGGCTTCCGCCGCCGCGGATATACGCCCGAAGCCATCCGCAGCTTCGCGCGCGAAGTGGGCGTGACCAAGTTCGACAGCATCATCGACGTGCAGCGCCTCGAGAATGCCCTGCGCGAAGACCTCAACAAGCGCGCCCCGCGCCGCATGGCCGTGCTGAATCCGCTGAAGCTGATCATCGACAACTTCCCCGAAGGCAACGTCGAGCAGCTCGACGCGGTGAATAATCCCGAAGACCCCAGCGCCGGCTCGCGCAAGGTGCCGTTCGCGCGCGAGCTGTACATCGAGCAGGACGATTTCAAGGAAGTCCCGCCGCCGAAGTATTTCCGCCTCACCCCCGGCCAGGAAGTGCGCCTCCGCTGGGCCTTCTTCGTCAAGTGCACGAGCGTGGAAAAGGACGACAAGGGCAACATCATCGCCGTCCACTGCACCTACGACCCGGCCACCAGGGGCGGCGACGCCCCGGATGGCCGCAAGGTCAAGGGCACCATCCACTGGGTCTCGGCCGAGCATGCACTCGATGCCGAGGTCCGCGTCTACGACCACCTCTTCAAGGTCCCCGACCCCGAGGATGTGCCTGAAGGCAAGAGCTACCTGGAAAACCTGAATCCCGACTCGCTGCTCACGCTTAAGGCCAAGCTCGAACCGAGCCTGAAGGATGCAAGGCCGGACGAAAAGTTCCAGTTCGAACGCCACGGCTACTTCGTGGCCGACACGGTCGATTCGAAACCCGGCGCGCCCGTGTTCAACCGCTCGGTGTCGCTGCGGGATTCATGGGCGAAGACGGAGAAGAAGAAATAAACCACAGATAAACACAGATGAACACAGATAAGAGGGTGGTGCAGCGCCGCCTACTTCCTCTCCCTGTACTCGGGAAGAGGGCAGGGGAGAGGGGTTCTGGATTTGTAGTATGAGGTTTGATATTTGAGGTTTGAGGGTGAGCGTCCGAGCCTTTCCTCAAACTCCAAACCTCCAACCTCAAACAACATTGTCTTATCTGTGTTCATCGGTGGTTTCATGATCTTCGACGTCACGTGGAGCGATTCGTCGCCGAGGTTCAACTGTGATCGCAACAACTGATGAATATCAGAAAGCACAACAGGAACCGAAAGACCTCGAGGCGCGCCTGCATCGTCTGGAAGCTCACACCCGGCGGGCGATAAGGGGTTTACCAAAGCCGGAATCCGCAAGATGATCGCGCGGCTTCATGAGGAACTGGCGATCTACGAAGGTTCCGAAGCAGCACTTCACCCTGAATCGAAGTAACACGGGCTCTCTGTGGTCGGAGGAATGTCGATGAAACAGGTGTTTCATCTTCTGATGAACTTCAGGCAGACTCGCCGCCTGGCGCGGTACGAGTCTTTGTATTCCAAAGCACCTGAAACCGCCGGTGAATCTGCCAGGCTTGGTCACGTTGCAAGCCGTGTTCTGGGCATCTCGGACACGGAGGACCGCCAGATCGCGAGCTTGGTGCAAATGGTGGGCGACAAGGTCGGATTGTTCGCCTTACTCAACG